TGATACTGAAGAGGCTAAATCTCTAAGGGAGAATCTTATTTATCAGGACTATTTGAATAGAGGATTTAAGCCTGAAAGAGCCAAGAAAGAGGTCGATAAATCTATTACTGCAGGTACTGATATAGAAGATGCTAAATCAGCTTTAGAAAGTAATAAAGAATACTATATGCATTCCTATCAATCCTTACTTAAGGAACAGGAGGATTTAGCTAAAGAGGCTAAGGAGCAGAGACGTAAGGAAATGGAGACTTTTAGTAAGAAGATTCTTGATACTGAAGAGCCATTAAGTGGCGTTAAGGTAGATCAACTTACTAGAAAGAAAATCCTAGAGAATGCTACTAAACCTATTTACAAGGATGAGGAAGGTAATCTAATGACTTCAATACAGAAGTATATTAAAGAGAATCCTATTGATGCACAGTATTATCTTAACTTATTCTATACCTTGACCGATGGTTTTAAAGATATAAATAAGCTAGTAAAGCCTAAGGTAGCCAAGACAACTAAAGAGAATATTAGAAGTCTTGAATCTAAACTAAGAAATACTAATCCATTTAGAGATAGTGGTAATGATCTCTTCACGGATAAAGAATCTAATTATATTAAATTAGACATTTAATAAATAAACAACTTAATTAATAGAAATTATGGCATTAGGTAAATTCCAAATGGTTGATTATCAGGCCTGGAAAGGTTTGACTAAAGATAATCACCTTGGTGCTATTTTCAAAGAAGAGGCTCAAAAAGCAACTAACCTGATGATTCAGCTGCTAGCCTTTCACAGAGGTAAGAACATTGAGACTTATTTGAATCAATTCCCTGTTAAATACTTCGACACCGATAATGATTACACATGGGAAGTAATTGGATCATCTCGTAGAAATATCGCTTTGGTTGAGGCTCGTACTCTTTCAGGTGAGGTAGCTACAACTGATTCTGATAACCTAGGTGTTAATGGGGAACCCTTCTATGTAGTATTTGCAGAAGATTGGTTTGCTGATGGTGAAGTTATTGTAGGTGAAAAGAATGAAGCTTATCCTCTACGTATCCTAGGGCAGCCTCGTATGGAGGGCACCAACGCTGTCTACAAGGTAGAACTCATGGGTGGTGTACTCGGTGGTATGCCTGCTGAGGAACTAGTAATTGGTAAGAGATTTAGTTGGGAATATGCTCCGGTTGAGACGACTATGTCTCGTCAAGTAGGTGATGTGAGATATACTTCTCCTATTGCAATGCGCAATGAATTCTCTACTATTCGTATCCATCACAAAGTGCCTGGCAATATGCTTAACAAGAAAGTTTTGGCAGGTATTCCAGCTGTTACAGCAGATGGTAAGAAAATTGTGCATACCATGTGGATGCACCATGTTGACTGGAAAGTAGAGGAAACTTTTGCTGAGCAGAAAGCTAATGTTATTATGTACGGTAAGAGCAACCGTAATAAAAATGGTGAGTATCTGAACTTTGGTAAGTCTGGTAATGTTATTAAGATGGGTGATGGGCTACGTGCTCAGATGGCTTATAGCAATACCATGTATTACAATGACTTCTCGCTGAAACTTATTGAGGATGCTCTATATGAATTGTCTGCTGCAAAACTTGATTTTGGTCAGAGACGCTTCGTACTTAAGACTGGTGAAAGAGGTGCAGCTTTGTTTAATAAGGCTGTTTTGGATGTAGTTTCTGGATGGACCGCATTTAACTATCTTGGTGGTAATGCAGCTAACCCCGCTATTATTCAAAAGACTACGAGTCAACTTCACAGTAATGCTCTTAGCGCTGGTTTCCAGTTCACTGAATATAAAGCACCTAATGGTGTTATTGTAACAGTAGAAGTAGATCCAGTATATGATGATCCAGTAAGAAATAAAATTATGCATCCGATGGGTGGTGTTGCCGAATCCTATAGATTTGACATCCTATACATCGGTACTATGGAAACTCCTAATATTCAGCTTGCCAAAGTTAAAGGTCAAGAGGAATATAGAGGTTATCAATGGGGATTGAGAAATCCTTTCACTGGACAGATGAATAACCCATATATGTCTTATGATGAAGACTCTGCAGTCATTCATAAGATGTCTACTTTGGGTGTATTTATTTTGGATCCGACTCGTGTTATGAGTCTTGTTCCTAACATTCTTGCTGCGTAAGAATAAACATATTAATAGGTATTGGGGGAGTAATATCCCCCAATATCTTTCACTTTAAATAATTTGGGAGAATTATGAGTAGAACTGAAACTAAAGACATTACTTTAGATTTGAGTGAGGAGACTTTAGAAATAAATGCTAAACCTCAAATAAAAGCATCTAGAGCAACTAGATCTATTAAGGAGCAGAGCTCAGAAGATACTGTTGAACCATTAATTAGTTGTCTGAGGAATGAAGTAATTACAGTCCAATATATTAAAAAAGATAATGGAGTAATTACTAATCCAAAGCATGTTCTGTATGGAGGTTTAGCTGAAACAGCTATAATTACTCTTACAGTACCTAAACTAACTTCTGGAGCATTTAAGAATGTTCTCACTAATAGTGAGAAAGCTTTTCTTGAAGAAATTATGGGTCTTGGATCTGGTGCTTTATCTGTATATAGAGCTGTAGATAACTATTGGAAAAATCTCTTTGTAAGACTAGGAAAAGATGATACCTATCTCAATTTAGCAGTTCCAGAAGATTATATTAAATATAAGGTACTATTAGCTAATAGTGATATAGTAGCACCTAATTTAAAAGCCCTATCTAATAAACCAAAAGAAACTTATCGTTTCGTATTAGTTTCTGAAAATGAAGAGATAGCTGAAGCTAATGAGAATATGACTCTAGCTATGGAAGCTTCTCTTGAATTGGGCAAGTTGCTTAATGATAAAGCAGCTCTTAAGTTAGTAGTTGAGATAGTTGAAGGTAAGCCTATAGCTAGTTCTAGTAAGCTAGATTTCATTAAATCTCAGGCATTTAAATGTATGCAGAGCAATCCTAAATTGTTTGTCTCTATAGCTAAGGATCCTTATCTACAAACCAAAGTCTTTATTAAAGAATGTCTTGAATATGGCCTCATTCGTAAACGTGGAGAATATTACTATAATGTAGAAAACAACTCTCCTCTGTGTGAAGTTAATGAAGAGCCAGTACTTGATGTAGCTGCTAGATATCTTAATAGTCCTAAACGACAAGAAGTTAAGCTTATGCTAGAGGCTAAACTTAAGAATTTAAGGGAATAGAATGAGAACAGGACAGGAGATTAGAGATATATTTAATCTGCATTATGATAATATAATGAGCGCTGCTTCCCCTGGACTTAATGATTATGAAATATCCTTGTATCTGACACAGGCTCATAAGGAAATAATTTATAATTATTATTCAGGTAATAATAAAGGAGATTCCTTTGATTCTTCTGAAAAAACTAGAACATATTTGTCTCACTATGTTAAAAGCGAGACTATTCAAAATCTAACTGCAGCCTCTAATCCTCCTACCAAAGACTTAATCTATAAGGAATGTATACTGGATGATTCAGTATGGTGGATAATTAGAGATAGTGTAACTCTTTCAACTGGCAGAAATATTTTAGTAAAACCTATTGTTTTTGATGAATTCTGGGTTTTAGTAGAAGATCCCTTCAAGAAACCTAATGGTTTAAGAGCATGGAGACTAGATATGTCTGCTGAAGGAAAGAGATCTATTACATTAATTAGCAGTAAAGATTTTACAGCATACAATCTCTCCTATATAGTAAGACCTGGAGCTTTAATTATTTCTGATCTAGATAATATTATACCAGGACTTACCATAGAAGGTGAGTCTCAATATACACTTCCAGATTCATTACTAAGTAATGATCTACTATTAGATACTGTTATCAACAGAGCAGTAGAACTTGCTACTAGAGATTATAAGAGAAATGATCTTGAGTCTCAGATTCAAGTTAATAATAGAGTTGAGTAATATTAATTTAATTTATTTAAAACATGGCAACTTTTTCAACAAATGAAGTTAGACAAATTATCGTAGGTAATTCAGTAGATGCTACGGGTAAAGCCAAAGGTTCAGTGGTAACTGCTAAAAACTTTGATAATAAATGTTTCTTCATTGAGTATGTCAATGCTGATGGTCAGCTTGTAAAGAGTGACTATATTAATTACGATAAGGTTCGTTTCGCAAAAGCATCGCAATATAAACCTCATATGTTGCGTAAGGATGAAATTACTATTCCTGATGCTGATAACATTGTAGCTGGTCAAGACTACATTGTGAGGATCTTATTTAGAGGTTGGGGCTCTGGCTCTCCGGAGGACCAATATTTTAAATTCCTTGGTGCATATCGTGCTAAGGCTGGTGACACCGCTGAGGATGTTCTTGGCTCTCTGGTTAATTCAGGCGTTAAGAACTTTGCCCGTGAGGATCAGGATCTTCTAGATTTTGCTCTTGAAGGTACTGGTGCTAATGCCAAAATGATTGTTACTGAGAAACCTCAACCGTGGGTTCTTGGTAAGAAAGCTGGCTATCCCCTTAACTATGTTATCCAGTTTGTACCTATTACTGTAGATGGTACTGCTACGGCAGAGTGGGCTACTGTAACTAATCTGTATCAAGGCTCTCTTGGTTTAGGTACAGGTACGCTTGCTGCAGATATGGAATACTTCTTCCTGGGTGAGAGAGGAGATGTATATCGTAACGTAGGTTATCCTTATACTTGGGATACGAAGTATCTTGTAGATGTAAGTGCTAGTTATGATGTATTAGATCTTCACTATTACTTCAGTGATGAAGCTGAGAATCCTCAGGCATCAGAGAAACAACTAGTGATTCTATGTAAGACTGCAGGTGATGGTACTCATACTACTATCAACTCTGTAATTACAGCTATTAATGCTTGCTATACCGCAGCAGGTAAGACCTCTCCTCTTACCACTATTACGGCTCAGAATACTACTGTAGTAGTTGGTGGAGTTGGTACTGCTGCTGCTTCAAGTATTACTGATCTAACCTCTAGTAAGAAATTTAAGGTTATTATTAAACCTGGTGAAGTAGGAGAAACTGCCAAAAATGTGGCTGCTAATGGTACTCTTATTGATGGGGCACCTGTAGCTTTGACTGGTTCTTCTATTACTGGACTAACTAATGGTACTCGTTATCAGGTTGTACAGTTAGACTAGTATAAAGAGTTTTGAAATATATTTGTGCACAAAATATATAGTAACATCTTATTTGTAACACAATTTATCTACAAAACTTTTATTAATTATGGCTGAATATGCATCTAATGCAAAAGGTAATGCAGGGCTTACTACTGGTATCATAGGTACTTCACTGGCAGGTCTGTTAGCTCTGGGAGCAGGCAACAATGGTAATGGTGGGTTCTTAAGTGGACTCTTCGGTGGCAATAACAATAATTGTCAAATGCAATTGGCTGCTGCTCAATCAGAAATAGCTAGATTAGGCAGTGAACTCTATGCTAACCAAGTAGGAACTGAAGTCTATTCCGCTGCTGTTCAGATGTCTAAAGCTGATGACGCTAAGATCAATGCTAATTACAAAGAACTGGCTCAAGCTATAGCATCTCTGGATAAGCAGGTTGGTATTATTCAAGCTACTCAACCATTATACTTCCAGTTAGCAAATTGTGCATCTGAAAGATACACTGATAATGCTACTAAGTATTTGGTTCCTGGAAAAGTAGTTCTGCCTACCAGCGCTATGTGTGTTGAAAACATGAATAGTTGGCTACAGAATTCGGAGTATACTCCAATTCCTAAAGTGACTACCAGCACTACTCCTTCAGCGTAATTTTTAATCATAGGTAGGTACTATACTTAAGGTAGTACCTACCTTTTTAATTTTAATACTTATGCCTCAGTTCACTAATAATTTAGAAGAATCTTTACAAAAAGCTAGACAGGAATTAGCAGTATTAGAAAATCTTCGTAAGCAAACTCTAGCAGCTCCTACTCAACCAAGACTACTAGAGGAGTTGAATAATACTATTAAATCATTAACTCCAGAAGAGAGAGAAGGATTACAAAGGAATAGTGCTTATGCTGAAGCTTCTAAATTATATGAAGATGGCTTCAACTCTTTCTTAGGTGCTAAATTTGGTGCTGAATATCTTGAGACTTCTCAGGGTAAGCAGGCAGCAGAAAACTTAATTGATACACTAAAGCAACATAAAGATCAATTCAAAGAAGCTTCTCAAGCTAAGCTTAAAGAATTAGAAAAATTAGCTGACTTAGTGAGGAATAATCCTAAGATTAAGGCAGAATTAGATGCAATGATTAAACCAGAATAATATTATATGAGTGATATTGAAAAATTTAAGCTAGCAGTAATTAATACTGCAAAAAATGTAACATCTCAGTTAGGGATTAGTTACCTAAACCCATTGCTTGTATTTGGCTTAAAGAATATGCTTGAAAAACCTAAATATTCTATTGTTTTAGAAGCATTAACCGATTCTAATGGGAATCTAGATATTAATGCTTTAACTAAAGTATTGGAAGAGACTATAGGAATGAAAGGAGGAAGGTTTACTATTGCAGGAGTTACTTTTACATCTGATGATGTAGAGAATCTAAAGAAAGAGTATTTAAAACTATAGATATGGATGATTTGATAGGAAAGGTAATCTCATTTGTCAATGAATTATATGGCTCCTATATGAAGATACAGGAGATTCATTGGAATACTTATAAAAAGGGAGTGCACACTACCCAAGATGAGATTAAGGATGCTCTTATAGATTATGCAGACAAACTAGGAGAAGTAACCATAGGCATCGATTCTAGACCAGGATTTGATGTATTACATCCTATAATACCTATGTCCACCAGTTCAGAAGAGATCTGTACTGTATTGACTAGAAAAGCTGAGAGGCTTAAAGAATCTTTAATAGGTCCAGGTTATTCAGGCTTAGTAAACGTGCTAGATGATTTCTGTGCAGATTTTAACAAATATACATATTTGAGCACATTGTTATAGTGCACTCGTTTATACCTATATAAATTTTTTCATAATACCCTTGGATATATGAGTTTTTTTACTTATATTTGTCCAAGGGTATTATTATATTATACCTATAATTCAAACTAAAATTATAAGATATGAATTGTAAAGAAATTGCAGAACTATTTAAAAGGAAGCCTTACTATTTAAGAATGGGTAATGTTAATATTGCCAGAAGGCTTAATACCTTACCAGAAGAGGTAATTAAAGCTAGAAAGATCTATAGGGCATCCCCAGAACAGTCCCCTAGATATCCTAGAATATTAATTCTAGATATTGAAACAGCTCCTCTGAGAGCTTTTGTTTTTAATATGTGGAATCAAAATATCACAATTGATAAAATTATTAGTGATTGGTACTGTTTATGCTGGAGTGCTAAATGGTTATTTGAAGAAAATATATACTCTGATAGACTATCACCAGAAGAGGCTAGATCTGAAAATGATTGTAGAATTCTTTTAAATCTAAAAGGATTACTAGATGAAGCTGATATAGTTGTTTCTCATAATGGAGATAAATTTGATCTGCCTAGAATTAATACTAGATTTCTATTAAATAATATACCTACTCCTACTCCTTATCAAAGTGTAGATACTTACAAGGTAGTAAGAAATCAATTCTCTTTTGTCTCTAATAAGCTTGATTTCTTGGCTACAAAATTTGGATTCCCAAACAAGATTGAGACTACATTTGAACTTTGGTCCAGATGTGTAGATGGAGAGGAAGATGCTCTAATTGAAATGGAGAGATATAATAAGTATGATGTTGAACTTTTAGAAAATGTTTATTTAAGACTAAGACCTTATATTAAAAATCATCCTAATGTAGCTTTATATATGGAAGCAACTGAAAGAGTATGTCCAAATTGTGGAAGTAAGCATGTAAGTCTAGAGGGAAGCTATTATACTAATACTAATAAGTATGAACTATATAGATGTGAGTGTGGAACTTTGTCTAGAGCTAGACTTGCTGTAACTCCAAAAAAAATCAAGGAAAATCTATTAATTAATAATATAAGATAATGCAGACATATAGAACAATGATTTATATGGTCTTTGATGAATTAAAAATTAATAGTGATGATAGTGTTTGGGAGACTGACCATGTAGTATTTTTGCTAAATAAATATAGAGCATTTTTACTTAAACAAAGATATAAAGATCTTAAAAAGGATGTTCCTTTTCAAGCCTATCAACAACTATTAGTAGAAATGGGAGACAGTACCATCTTAGGTACTGCTTCCCTTTCTAAATCTAAAAAGACCATTCCAAATATAATCAATTTTAATGGCATAGAATTAGAATCCTCAGTTAGTCCAGTTTTGAATGGAGCTGTAAACAACTTTACCTATGACTTTAATCTAATTACTATAGATAGATTTAAGTATATAGGAATTAATAAGTGGATTAAAAATTGCATATATTGTGCCTTTGATTATTCTAAATATCTTCTAATGAAAAGTTCTTCAGATGTAACTTTACCTTCTGAAGCTATAGTTAATGCAGTATTAGATGATCCAAGAGATATAGTAAATTTTATGGATGAAAAAGACATTCCAGAAGATTTAATAGATCTTCCCTTCCCAATTGAGGAGGCTCAGGTCACCCCTATTCTTGAGTTAGTTATTAAAGAGTTAGGAACAGCTAATTATTTACCTGAGGATGGATTAAATAATGCTAAAGATGATTTTACTTCTACTACTAATAATGGATGATTATATAGAGTTTATAAACGAGATTAAAAAGGTACATGAGCCTAGAGTACATAAAATTACCAACTCATATGGAGTCTATGATGCCTTTAAGTATTATAGAAAAAATAGACCTTCATACAAAAAATTTGTTCTATCAGAATCACAATACTTTGCTATAATTAGAAATATTAATGCTAAACTAGGTATTCTATTATCCCAAGGAGAGTCTATAAAATTTCCTAATAGAATGGGAACGTTAGAGATTAGAAAGTATATTGTAGAGCCTAGAATAGATAAGAATGGTAAGTTTGTGTTCAAGGCCCCTATAGATTGGGCAACTACGTTAAAAATGTGGTTTGAACATAAAGATGCTAGAGATAATAAGATTCTTGTTAGAACTGAGCAAAGAAATATATTTAGAATTATTTATAACAAAACCAAAGCCAAATATAAAAATAAAACTTATATGCTGTTTCAGCCTACCAGGCACCTAAAGAGTTTAATCTCTCAAGCAGCTAAGAATGGAACTATAGATGGCTTTAATTGTACATACAATGGCAGCTAAATACACAAGTTTTCGTATAGTTATTGATAAGATATTAAGAGATTCATTATTTAATGGTCTTAATTATGAAGCTGCAGTTGATTACTGTATTGATTTTATTAATATAGTTGGATTACCTTACACATTTGAAGAGAAGCATTTAGAAACTAAAATAGTAGATTATAGATGTCAATTACCTCCAGATTATGTAGGAGTTATTCAAGTAATGATAAATCAAGTTCCAGCTAGAACTGCAACTGATACTATAGCGAAATTTTATCCAGATTTAAAAACTAGAGACAACTATACCTATGATTATGATAATGATAGATATAGTAGATCAGCTGATTATACATTTAAAATAGAAGGGGATGTAATCTATACTTCAGTCAAGAAAGGAAAACTACTAATGGTATATGAGGCTATCCCATTGACTGAGGATAATGAAGTAGCTATTCCAGATGATCCTACTTTTATTAGAGCTCTTAGAGCTTATATTGAAAAAGAACATATTAGAATACTATGGAGGCATCAGAAGGTATCAGATAAAGTTTATGAAGATGCTCAACAAGAATATGCATTTGCAGTTGGGGCATGTGAAACTAATGCTAGAAGACTAGAGTTACCAGATATGGAAGCCTTCTGTAATATGTATAAGACCCTCTTAGTAAGAGACAATGAATACTTTAATAGATTCAGAAATCTTGGTGCTAAGGAGATTTTAAAGAGACATTAATATGGAAATTAAGAGAGTTCAACTGGTGCCAACTGGCATGAATCAGGATATTAGTGTTAGTAAGTTTACTCCTAATTTAAGTTTCTATAATAGAAATATTAGGATTACTGCTAGAGAGACTAATACTCTCATGAGTATAGAAAATGAGATGGGGAATCTTCAGATTCCTTTAAAAAATCCTGATGGAGGAGCTGAACTAAATGGTACTTGTATAGGCTACACGGTACTGAATAATTATATAGTTATATTTACTACATTATCTATAGGTAATAATAATTCTGTTGATCGGATCTACAGAATAGATCAAGATTATAATGTAGTTAAATTATTTGAAGGAGATCTAGGATTTGATACTAAACATCCTATAGAATGTATTCCTTTTTATGAGACTGAATATGTTCAAAAGGTTTACTGGACTGATAGTAAAAATCAACTAAGAGTTATTAATATAGCAGCTGATGAAGAAGAGATAAATAAATGGACTAATACTTCATTTAATTTCTCTCAGGATCTATCATTAGATGAGGTTGTTACTATTACTAAAAATAATACTGGTGGTCAATTCGCTGCTGGAGTAATCCAGTATGCCTTTACTTATTACAATATAAGTGGACCAGAGTCAAATATATTTCAAACATCAGATTTATATTATTTGTCTGCTTCAGATAGAGCTCTAGATGGAGAATCTGTATCTAATAATAGTTTTACTATTAATATAAATAATATAGATACTAATTTTGAATATCTTAGAGTATACTCTATTCATAGAAGTTCATTGAATGCTACTCCCACTGTTAAAATAGTAATTGACTATAAGATAGTGGGAGATACTGCTGTTATTCAAGATACTGGTTATTATGGTGATGATATAGATTCTACCAAATTATTATATGTTGGTGGAGAAGAGATAATTGCTGGTACTATTACTTCCAAGGATAATACTCTATTTGCAGGTAATATACAGATCCAAGAGGATGCTTCTCAAGAAGAAATAATCTTAGATAATATATCTGAGCAAGTATTTAATTGGGAATATAGAGACCCTATAGCTATAGAGCAAAAAGCCTTTGCTAAAAATGGCTTATATACTTATCTACCAGAATCCTTATTTACTAAAGCATCAGATTTTAGACACTTTAAAAGTGGACAGACTTATAGACTAGGAGTTCAATTTCAAAGGGCCAATGGTAAATGGTCTGATCCTGTATATCTAGGAGGAAACAATTTTGAAAAATCTTGGGATAGGCTCTGTGATAAACCTTTTTTAACTGAAGTTAAAGGAGATGAGACCCTTCTTTATTTAAATAAAGGAGTTCTTACTTTAGACCCCTCAATGACTAAGGTTCTTGCTAATGAAGGATATAAAAGAGTTAGACCTATAGTAGTAATGCCTGAGCTATCAGATAGGACTGTAATTGCTCAAGGATTGTTAACAAGTACTATAGGATTTGATAGAAAGAGGGAGAGTAATAATTCCTTTGCCTATGTAGACCATGTAGCAAGACCTTATAAATTAGGGCAAAATTTTATCAATGAAGAGGTCACTCAGGTAAGTAATCCTAGTACATTTATTCCAGAGAATTGGTATCCTACTTATTTAAATTCTGGACACTTCCTTACACCAGCTGGTGGATATGAATTTGCTGATGACTATCATGCTTTTGGGATAAGTTCAGATAATAATAATGAATATAAATATCCATTTATATTTAGATATCATACTGGAAATTCTGCTCCATCTATAAATAGGCCTAGAGATATAGAAATAGGAGGTGATAATCCCAGGACTTTAGATAATGCTTGCTTACCTTTTATAGATGAAAATATAGTCTCTTTTTGGAGCCCTGAGCTACAATATAATGAGACTATAGATTCATATTTAGATGATACTAGTTGTGTTATTGCAGGTCTTGCTGGACTATCCTCCTCATCCTCTAGCATTGGTGCTACTGTAGTTTCAGGTGATACTGAAGGAGCCTCCTCTGGATATATTAGTAGGGGCACTTATGATACAGCTACTAATTGGGAGGTTGGATCTAAATTAAAAGTAGGAGTAACTGCTACTGGATTAAAATATAATGATGAAGGAAATCAAGCTTATGCTCAATTACCTATATTTAGTCCTGAAAGCTTCTCCTTTGATTCAAGAGCTGCTGCTAAAGATTACGATGTAAAGAGTAAGAATACTGGATGGTTACAGTATTCTTTAGCTAATCTAATGTTTGATACTACTAAAGAATCTTTAACTCTTCCAATATATAAACCTCAACAAGTACTTAGGACAGAATCATTGATTCCTTATAGTACAGCTTCAGTAGATAATGGTGGAACCATAACATACAACACAGCTCCTGATGAGATCTTTTTAGCTGATGTAGTTGGAGAATATCTCCCAGGAAAAAACTCTATTAATGCTGCTCCTAAACCTGCTGTTTATAAGTTTAAATCTAATAGTCATGCAGTATTTTCCTTTAAAGAAGCCAAGGAGGAAGGAGTTAATTACTCTTTAGTTATTCCTGAATTTTATAAAAAGACTACTAGAACACTAGCCAAAGAAGATTCTACAATATATAACTTAGCTAACTACAGGATTACCTTAACTATTACTAAATCTCCGTATTATACTGATATTTCTGGTAATGATAAAACTGAAGCTGCATTTGATTATGAATATAGTGTTGTAAACGCTAGTAATGATGCTGGATGGCCTAGCACATATGTTAATTCTTTTAAGATTACTTTTTCTACTACATATGGATTAAATTCTGGTACTGGGTTTACAGCAGAAGGCACAGTAGATTTCAACATTTTCATAACTGGAATGGAAGGATCAGGTACATCTGTAGGTAAGATTCCAGAAGGTGTTCCATTAGACAGAGAGATAGTGTTAGATGTTGAATCTAATCCAGGATTTCAAAGTACAAGTACAACTATTACTGGAGGTAATGGTTGGAAATATGTAGGAAATGCTCCTCAATTTCCTGTAGACATTCTAAATGGTGGTTCAGGTACTCAAAATTTTGAATTAGCTTATTCATCTTATAATCCAGGAGGCGGTGGAGATACTGATAGTTTAACATATATAACTCCTTTTTGGAGAGATAGTATGGGTTATCTGAAACATTCTCTTAATATAGATGATATTAAGATTAACAATCCAGCTAATACTTTATTCTCTACTGCAGAATTAAGTAGTGATGCCAGATTTTTAATATTAGCTGAACTAAGGAGAAATGTGAAGAATCCATATGGTGGGTATACAAAAGAGGCTATAGATAATAATCTATGGTTGCCTGCTGGACCTTCAGTTAAAATTCTAGATGGACAAGAGGTAAAAGTAGAGTATCTAAGTGGAGACACATTTGTGGGTAGATATGACTGTCTAAGAACCTTTAGCGATACCTCTTATGTACAAGAAGTATTTAATGTAGTATCTTTCTTATGTGAATCTTATATAAACCTAGATGGAAGATATGACAGAAATAGATATAATATAGATGTCAGAGATAAGAATGATACTAATTATGGATTAGTTAATGAAGTATATTCTCAAAGAGATAATTATTTTACCTATAGAACTCTTAATTTAGAGCAATTTAAATCTACAAAATTTCCTACACAAGTTCTATGGTCATTAACTAAAAGTAATGGAGAACTAGTAGATTCTTGGACAAATCTTAATTTAACTTCAACTCTAGATCTAGAAGGATCTTTAGGTCCTTTAAATAGTCTTAAAACTCTAAATAGTGAGATTATAGCTTTCCAAGATAAAGGTATTTCAAATATATTATTTAATAGTAGAGTACAAATACCTACTTCGGATGAGATACCTATAGAAATTGGTAATAATTATAAAGTCTCAGGATATAGATATATTACTAATCAGATAGGAGCCAAAAATAAATGGTCTATTAACCAGACCAAGAATGGATTATATTTTATGGATGATTTAAATAAAACCATGAATGTAATTACTGGATCTGGAATAATGGACCTATCTGTGGAAAAAGGATTTAAAACTTGGAGTAATAATAATATAGCTGATTATGGTTCCTTAGTTATAGGAACTTCTGATGGAGGTTCTGACACTAATCAGATGAATACTTTCTCTACCTCAGTAGATAAGTTGCATAATGATATATACTTTACTAATAGTAGTACTTGTCTATGTTACTCTGAAATAATGGGTAACTTCACAAGTTTTTATGATTATGGTAATATACCATTTATGTTTAACTATCAAGACGATTTTATATCAGTTAGAAATACTGGTATTAAGACCCAACTGTATTTACAAAACGTAGGAAAATTTAATGAATTCTTTGGGAATATGTATCCATCTGAAATTGACTATATAGTTTGTCCAGATGAACCTCTAGATAAGGTATTTAATAATATTGAATTTAGAGCTGATTGTTTTGCGAGAGGATATGATCCAACCCTTAGAATTACTGAGGATTCTAAATATAGAATAACTGAGGAAGGATTTTATAGATCTCTTCAGGGAGGTAAGCCTAATGGTTATTCTTATATCCCATTTAGAACATTAGATAAAGTTGAATGTGAAAATGAGTTTCAATATGGAGTATTTGATTGGGCTAATCAGGATAAGTTTCAATTAAGAAAGAAATTTAGAATATGGAGATCTGCCTTACCTAGAAGCCAGGGAACTCTAGATAGAATTAGGAACCCTTGGACTCATATAAAATTACATTATAGACCAGACCAATCTGAAGATAATAGATTAATTCTTCATGATATAATAGTCAACTATACTGTAATCTAAACTTGTAGGGTATATATCATTGAATGTATACCCTATAAGTTTTTTATTTATGTATTTGGATATATTAAATATTTTATATATATTTGTCAATATAAATATATATTAACTATGGCAAAAAAACTAAGACACAATATTTATGCTTCAGGAGGGTGGTCAGGAAAGGGAATGATTAATTTTCTCAAAAATGCTGATGGCTCTCAAATAGCTGGAGCAATAGGAGGAGCAGCTAATTTAGCTGGAGGGCTTGTTTCAAGCATGTCTAATACTACTGAAGAAGTTCCTGAGGTACAGGTTTCTGCAACTTCAAAAGCAGATCTTTTAAATCAAATTAACTCTTTTAATGGCCTAAATCTGGGTCGAGAAAGAGGCAATGGTTTTGGTGATGTTTTATCAGGAGTTAGCAATGGACTACAAGCTGGTTCTGCAGCAGGACCCTTAGGAGCAGTAATAGGAGGAGCCTCTGGGGGACTTTTATCTGGTATATTTGGTGGATGGGGCCGACGTAGACGCAATGCTAAAAGGAGACGCCAAGAAGAGGGTTATAATGCTCAAATGGCAGATCAATTCGATGCTGCTAATGAAGAATTAAATGTTGCAGCTACTAGCAATATTTTATCAAACTACTCAGCATATGGAGGTAGTTTATATGCTTATGGTGGAAACTTTAATGATGGCCTAACTACATTTGGAAATGGAGGCTTACATGAGGAGAATCCTAATGGGGGAATTCTACAAGGTACTGATGAACAGAATAATCCTAACCTAGTAGAGGAAGGGGAAACTAAGTGGAATAATTATATATTTTCAAACCGACTTAAACCTGGAAAGGATTTTACATCACAATTCAATTTGCCTAAAGCAATAACTAATAAGAGTTATGCAAAGGCTTCAGAATATTTAACTAAAGATGCTAAAGAAAGACCTTATGATCCTATTAGTAGGAGGGGAATCAACGCTTCTTTAGGTAGGCTTAGAGATTCTCAAGAATCTTTAAAAGCCTATGAAGATTTAACTAACAACACAGCTAATGATGTTAATATGTTGGAATTAGGAGAAGTATTAGCTAAAGGAGGAGGAATCCATATTAAACCATCTAAAAAAGGCACCTTTACAGCAGCAGCTACTAAGCATGGTAAGAGTGTACAAGCCTTTGCTAATCAAGTATTAGCTAATAAAGAGAATTACTCACCTGCAATGGTCAAGAAAGCTAACTTTGCTAGAAATGCTGCTAAGTGGCATGCTTTAGGTGGACCAATTAGAAATGTACAAAATAGATTCAATGTAATGGGTAATCAAATAACTCCATTTGCTTTTGGAGGAGATTTGCCAAATACTCATTTTAATGATTATATTCCAGGTACTAGAGGAGGTCAAGGTACAAATGTTTTTGCTAATGGAGATGAATTAAAAATTCCTGAAGTACCTATGGGTAACTTAGCTGGATATAAAAAACTAGTTACTACCCCTATAGTAAAAGATACTGGTCTAACTAAGCACTATCAATCTGGTGTCACTAGCCCTAATAGGTCTAATTTTAATTGGGGTAATTTTGCATCTCAACTAGGATTATTTACTCCAGCCATTACAAATATTGGATTAGCAGCTTCTGCTATGAATGAATCTCCTGAGCAATATAGATTCGATAGAGTAGCCATTGATCCTTCTAATAAGGCTGATGTTAACTTTCCTTATAAACCTATAGATAGGGAATATATAGCCAATAAGATTAGGTCTCAAGCTGGAGGTACTAGAAGAGGTATAATAAATACTTCTGGAGGTAATAGAGCTACTGCACAAGCTGGGTTATTATCAGCTGATAGAAACTTCCTTAATGCCATTGGAGATGCTTATTTTAAAGCTGATGATGTTAATTATGGAAGATTTATTGATAGTAAAACTAGAAGTAATCAGGCTAAGTTAATGAATGCCCAAAATGATCTTAGAGCACAAATGTTTAATGCTCAGGTTGGCCAACAAGAGATTCAAGCTAATGCTATGAATAGAGCTGCTGCTAGAAATCTTCAGAGAGAAGCTGTGTCTAAGATAGGAGATACCTTTGGAGATGTTTCAAGGTATATGTATGATAAGAATGTTTTAAAATCAATGTTCCCTTATACTACAATGGGTGAGTATCCTAGAAGTAAAGGTGGTAAACTTAAAACTAAGAAATAATGGCTGTGAACGCGTATGATAGGGCTAGTTATTCTCAGTTGAAATTGCCTACTTTTCAAGAGATGATGATTGCTCCACAGTATTTAACAGAGCAACATGAGATGGCCCAAGCAAGAGCAGATGAATTGTTAAGTGAGGCACAAAAAGTTGAGTTAGCAGCTATGGAGAATCCAAATGGTAAAGCTGCTCAATTATATCAGGGATATACTCAAAGACTCAATGAAGCTGTAAATTCCTTGAATGAACGAGGCATTAATGCATCAAATATTAAGGCTAATTTAGGTAGACTTAAAGCTGATTATAATGCACAGATTGCTCCTATTGCTCAAGCATGGGAGCAACAAAGAAAAGATAAGGAAGCTTACAATGCTATGACAGCTAAGGATAGATCTTTAATTACTGCATATGATCCTTCCCAAGCTAGTATAGATGCCTATCTAGGAAGAAATAATGCTTCGTATATACCTCAAGGAATAAGTGGTAATGAAATAGCTCAAAGAGTAGCTATGGCAGCTAAACCTTATAGTGATTGGATTAGTCAGAGACTACCAGAAATAGCTAAGACAGGACTTCCTTATAAATACTTTACTATGGTACAGAAGGGATTTAGTCCAGATGACGTAGCAGCAGCTATGAGAGATGATGGTATTGATGCCCAAACTGCTAGTGAAGGAGCTCTAATGCTTAAAGATCTTAGAGATAATGTTATTGCTTCTTCTGGGGCTTATGAATTATTTGGCAATAATCCTGAAGCTATAGATAGATTAATTCAATATGCTAATACTGGATTAAGTCAAGCTATTGGTACTAAGCAGTTTGGTCAGTTAGAAGATACCGCAGGGTTACAGGCTGAGGCTGATTACAGAAGAGATAGATTAGCTAGAGCCAGAGCCGCAGACAAGAAGAAGAAATCTACTATGCCTGCTGTAAATATGCTTCCGGGAGTCAAGGTAGAAGATACTAAGAGAGGCAAGGAACTTTTAGAAAAAATGCAAAGTCTTGATAATCCTGAGATAAAATCAGTATTGCAGGGGATTACCAAGGTTACACCAGAATATAAAAAACTATTAACAAACAGAGTAAATGAGTTAGAAACGTATTTACAGGAAGCTTGGAAAAATTTTGGAGCTTCTGCAAGGAGGAACTCTATGACAGAGGAACAGTATCAAAAAGCAAGCAATGCCTTAACTGGTACACTATACAGACAAAGACAAGAATTAACTCAGCTTAAAGATGTATTGGATTTAATCAAAGATACTGACAAGAATTCAGGAACACTAGAAAACTATAGTGGTAATAATTTATATGAAAAGCTTCAAGATAAATATAGACGAGATATAAACTCATTAGCTGTTCAGTCTTATAGCTATACTCCAGAGCTAGCTGATAATGAACTTATTATTAATAAGATGCGTCAGTGGGCTCTAGATAGAGGAAAATATAAGACCATAGAAATCTTAGATGAAAATGATTCTCCTGAAACTAAATTCTTAAGCTCTAAGCCTAAAACTCTTAATTCCAAGGAAGATGTATATAAAATTTTTGATAAAAATTCAATGATTAGATATACTCCTTCTAGTGGTGGTTGGATAATAACAACTGAGAAGGGTCAGAATTATAGAATTCCTCAAGAAATGTTTCCGCTAGCTCTTCAGAAGAGATTTAACCATTTAGACAAGTCTATTAGAGATTCTCAGGGTAATATCCAATACTATGGGTTGGAAGATTTATATAAAGATGCTTCTGAGGAGGCATTAATGAGAGCCAATGCTTTAGAAGCTGATAAAGTGAGATATTTAATAGATGAAGCTAATCTTGTTAATCAAGTTGCCTCTAAGTCTAGTAAAGATGCTATAACAGAGGTAGATGATTTAGAATAATATTATGGAAGAAATAAAAGATCCAAGACAGGAAGGAATAGGAGGTTTGCAGGGATTAAATAGATCTAAGAAATATCCTACCCTTGAATATGTGCCTGGGGAATATGGTAATTTTACTCAAGAAGTAATAGAAAATACTCCAGCTATAGAAAACTTAGGTAATAGATTTCCTAGTTTTTCTAAATATGATGAAGATATAGTCTATGAATCTCAAATAGATAACTTAAATGAATTTAGAGCTAATCAGCAATCCAATCTACTAAAGGCTACTAATGCTGTTATTGGAGGTGTTTTAAGTGGGCTTGCTACAGCAGTAGAAGACTTTAGTTATATACTAGACTTTGAAGAATGGGGTAAAGTTTTTTCAGGACAAGATACTCTAGAGAGAAATTGGCTTGGTCAAGCTATGGCTGATGCTAAGGAAGCTCTATATGGAGCCATGCCTATATATGAAAGAGAAAGAAAAGATACTTTTTCAGATAACTTTTTTAGATGGTCTACTCTAAGAAGTGGCCTAGATAGCATGGTTGGATTTGCTGTACCGGGAGGAGCTATTAGTAAAGGATTAAGTCTAGGAACCAAAGCTCTAAGAGCTTCTAGAGCAGCAGCTTATCTAAGTAAACTAGCAGAGACTAATAAGATTGCTAAAGGTCTAGATAAAGGCCTTAATTTCTTAACAACTGGGCCTTCTGGAGAAGTAGTTAATTCATTAGTTAGTGGTATGTTAACTAACGATGCTGAAGGCAAAATGATGGCATTTGAAGTAGCAGATAATGCCAGAATGCAGTATGTTAGTGATAATGCAGCTAAGCTATTGGAAGCTAATAAAGATACTCCTAATTATACAGTAGAACAAGCTTTAGCAGAAGCTAAAGAATTAATGGATAATGACGTAGATTTTAATAACAAATTAGCTGAGGAACAGACTGAATTTGTTAATAGGAATAGAATCTTTATGCTTTCTGATGCCTTTGGTATACATGGAGTATTTAAAGGTATAGGTAAAACTAGAAATTTACTGAAGGATAAAGGAGTTGCTCAAGCAATTAAAGATCTAAAAACTCTTTCTTCAGATAATTTCCTTCTACAAATGACTAAAGAGGGAGCTGAAGAAATAGGTCAAAATATTCTTCAATCTGAGGCAGAGTACCAAGTTAATAAGAGTAGAGGAGCTTTATCTCCCAAAGATGCAGAGCTCTCTCTTACTGAGAGAATTTTAAACTTTGGTACTTCTACACAAGCTTTAGTTGAAGGTGCTATGGGATTTATCACTGGTGGTATACAAAGAAATGTAATGAGAGCTGCTGGTGATCTTATCTCAGGAGATCCTTTAGGTAAGAAAAGAAAGGAAGAGTATGCTAAAGCTCAAGCTGAGCAGAAAAAGATTCTAGATTCCTATACTGAGGCTCATCTAAGTGATTTAGTAACTGCTGAAATCAATAGAACTGAAGCTGCAGCTGATATTAATGCAGAGACTCTAACAACAGATATTAAGGAAAGAGTATTTAATTCTTTAGCTACAGAAGCCTTTCAAAATGGAACTACTGAGCAGCTAGAGAGATTAATACAAGACACAGCTAGTCTTTCTCCTGAACAAGCAGCTGAGAGAGGATATGATCCAGATTATAAACAACAGGCTGAGCAAAGAATCAAGGATCTTCAAGAAGCTGAGAAAATGTATCTAAGTTATTCAGCATATCCAAATGCTTCTCAATTACTTCATAATAGATTAATGAACAAATCTGCTATGAAGTTTGTGGAAAATATTAAAGAAGATTTATCTAGACATCAAAAGGCTCTTAATGATAAAGTAAATGCTGCTTATCCTCAGATTGCAGAAATGATGCAACTTATGGATGAGGAGTCTGGCAAATCTAATCTTTTGACTAATGTATCAGAGGAATATATTGATAAAGCTAGAGAGACTCTTGAGTCTTTGGATGAGTATAAAGCTGTTCAGCATACTAAGTCTCAATTGGAATTAGCTGCTAATTATATTAAAGATTCTGATAAGAAGTTTAAGGAGTATCTATCTCCAGAATATCAAAAGGATTATCTCCAAGCACAAAAGTCTTTGATAGAGTCTATACAAAAAGAAGCTTCCAAAGAAGTCAAACAAACTAAAGATGCTGTAAAAGAAGAGATATCTTCAACTGTCGCTACTGCCTCATCTCCAGAAGAGAAGCAAACTATAGTTAATCAGGCTAAAGAAGATGTAGGTAATGATGAGATAGCTCAACAAGCTATTGAAGAAGTTGAGCAAGAGACTGCTAATAAGGAAGCTATAGCTACTTCTAAAACCTTAGATGAAGAAGCTCCTATTGATAATGACTTGGTAGATAAACTATTACAGGAAATAACTGGAATTGATTATTTTGATAGATCTCCTAAAAATGTTGAGAATAGAAGATTCTTCAAAATGACTAAAGCGGATGTTAGACAACAAGGTGATATTAATCTACATCCTGAGTTTGAAGACAGTGGATACTTTAGTATTGGAGCAATTAAAAGAGCTATTCAAGATATTCAAAAAAGACCTTCTAATAAGTTTAATACAGCTAGAATTGATGCACTGAATAAATTAATAAATAGACTTAATGATATTTTCAAACAGCAGAATAAACCACTAGAAACTGATAAGGTAGTAACTGCATCTAGTTCTGATTCTAATATATTTAGTGAAGAAGGTATTACTATAGAAACAGCCGATACTGAAAAAGAAGTCAACGATATTATAAATACATCTGATCCTAAGGAATTTAAATCTCCCAATGGAGCTGGATTAGTGGCTTATTTAAGTAGAGAGTGGTTAGTTAAAAATGGTTCTAAAGTAAGTGCTAGCAATAGTGCTATTCTTAATGATGCAACTAAGTTAATTCTTGATCCTAACAGATTAAGAGGAGATGAATTGATTCATTTTGTTATTAATGATTCCCCTAATATTCCAGTATATTATAATGGAACTAAAAGTACCTGGGGAGCTGTTAAAGATGAAATTGAGAATAGTAATCTTTCACCTGAGGATAAAACTAAAAGAATTGCTTCATTAGTACCTATAGCCATTGAGACTGTACAGGGTCCACTAGGATTTGTGCATGATATTAATTGGATTAACTCTAAAAATGTTGTAGAGGAGAATCTAGCTGCTGATAGAGATAATTTAATGAGCCTCAGAGAAGCTATATATAATGGTACTATTACAACTTCTAGAATTACTAATATTAGTAATGGGCATTTAATAAGAACTGTTAATAATCAATATATTTCAACTTTAGAAGCGTTCCCAGATGATAAACTTAAATTTGCAATCTATAAAAATGGTGATTTTACTACTAAAGTTGACAAGTTACTAAATAAACCTGAAAATTTAAAGGAGGGATATACTTATGCTTTGTTACCAGCTAGAGATGGCTCTACAATGGCTGTTCCATTAAAGAGAAATCTATTAACTTCTAAACAAGTATCAAGTATTTCACAGGCTATTAGAATATTTATAAAAGCTAAAAAGGGCGAGAAACTAAATACTGGTGAGCAGCAAGTTGTTGACAAAATTAAAGAGATTATTAAGCTAAAGAACAGTGCTGGAAATAATGTTAATTTTGATATTAGAACCACTGATGGTATTAAGAATTATGTTTCCATATTTACTTATGTTCATAAGGCTGATAAGATGAATCTTGTCAATACTATAGTTTCTAATCCTAGTGACTACAGAGCTATTTCTATTGAAGAAAATGCTAATTCTCTAGTATTATCTTTAGCTAGAGGTGCAGGAATAAATATAGCTACTGCTAAGTTAGATCATCAGACAGGAAATTTCTTAAAAGAACAAGAGTTTCTTGATAATTTGGAGGATCATTTGCAAGGTTGTTATTTCTATGGTAATTCTACATTAATTAATAAAGATAAAGTAGATATTCCTATTATAGGAGAGAATAATTTAGTTGCTATTGAATCCTCTTCCTATACTACCTATGTAAAAAGACATACTTCTTCAAATGTACTTAGCTGGAATTTAGGAACTGAAGAGAATCCTAATTATGTATATTTTAATCAACCTTCAGTTAGCTTTGACACACAAACAGCTAAAGCAAAGGCTCAAGCAGCAAGAAGTAATGTTCCTGTTAAGAAAGAAATTATTGAGAATACACCAGTATCTAAGCATGAAGGAGACATAGATCTTGATGCTTTAGAAACTAATTTAAATGACGATGATTTAGTTTATAATGCAGAAGCTTTCTTGGATGAGGAAGCCTATAAAGATTTTGGTACAACTCAAGAAGGTATAACTTTAATCACATCTAATGTTAAGATAATTAAGGTTCCTATGCAGAGACAGGTTATTAATATGATCTCTGAAAAGATAGCTAGAGCTCTTATAGGATCTGAGGAGGCAACATTATCTTCTGAAAAAATTAAATCTATTTTATCTGAGAATAAAAATTGGTTTGAGAGACAACTGCAATTAGCCAAACAAGCTAATAAGACTAAAGTTGTTGAACATTTACAAGAATATCTAGATAATTGGTCTAATCTTGAGAGATTAGTAAAGAATACTTTAGCTAAAAGAAGTGGATTCAAGGTATCTGAGGTACAAAATTCTGAAATAGATTCTCTAGCTGAATTTGGAGAAGACAATTCTGAACATGAAAGAAACTATTTCAGTGATACCTACTCTTTAGAGTTAGATAGCAAGGACACTGTTTCAGCTAAAATGAAGTTGTTCCTCTCATTTATTCCTAATGGTAAGACTAATTATTTAACTCAGGAGTCACAGTTTGAGCCTTTTGATATAGTATATAATAGTTTGTCTGCCATGCTTGCAGGAACTAAGCCTTCTTATACAGCAATGATTAATAAACTTACTGAAATTAATCAGGATGGTAAAGTATTTCCTTGGTTAACTAATTTATTAGCTAAGCTTGAGAATGCTCCAGATCAGATTAAGAGGGAGTTTGTAACAGCAATGAATAAGCACTATGTTAGTATGAAGTTTGCCATGTGGCGTAAAGTTAATAAAGATAATTACGCTATGGAAGTGTGGGATGCTAATGCTAATTCAATACAACAAACTATTACTAATGCATGGTATAATAACCTTATTAATAGTGACTTAACAACTGTTAGAGAAGGTGAATATATATATGATCCAGAAGTAACTAGACAGATTACTCTACAATATGATGAATGGGTTAAGAAGAAACATTATCCTACTCAAAGTGAATTAGATACTTGGCTTAAGAGATTAGGAATAGTCTTGTCTCCTAAGAGTCTGGAAACTTTAACAGATGGAGAATTTACTTATGGTGGTAGAAAATATACTTATCCTCAACTGTTTCAAGGAAACAATAGTCTATTTGGAACTTTAGTAAGTAAACTTCAACCAGATGGGGGAATAGGTGAGTTAGGAAATGTATTATTCAGTGATAGTATAGCTAAGGCTTTAATTAATTTAGAGGCTAGAAATACTGCTCATATTTTCTCTAACTCTCATAGATCTGGAAGTAAGACTGTTTATTCTTATACTAATGATAAGTACATAATAGACAGATATACTAATTTAATGTCTGATCCTATACTGTTGACTAGATTAAGTAAGCTTTCCTTTAATAGTAAAGCATCTTGGTTACAACAACTACTCAAAACTAATGATTTAGGAGAGTATGTATATAATGAGGATGGATTAGCAGAGATTAATACAGAATCTTTATTCTTTAAGAATTTTGCTTATGATTATTTAGCTCTAGATTCTATTAAAGAACTTGGAACTAAAACCTATAGAGAGACTAGGAATTTAAATACTCTTTCTCCTGCTGAACATGAGATTGTTAAAATGACCATGTTTACCAATAATGGTTCTGTTACTAAAGATGGGACTAGGATTGGTAAGATGTTTTATCCTACAATGTCTGATAAAACTACTATGATATTGCTAACTGTTCCTTTAGTAAATATTTCTCTGAATGAAGATGGAGAAGTTTCTAGTGATACGGTAGATTTTATATATGATAATTTAGTTCAAGCAGAGATTGACAGGATCCTAAAATGGCAAACTATTACCAACAATGGAGAATCTCCTATTAATGTAGCTTCTTATAATGATGGGGCTAAGCTCTTTATGTTATTTCCTCAGTTGAATGAAATAGAGGAGTTATATACTTATATAGGAGATAAAAGAGTACTTAAGGATATCAATAGCAGTCCAGAATTAATCAATATTATTAAGGATACTTTACAATCTCTACTTGACAATAAAGTTGACCAGCAAGTTGCTGTTTGGAATAAACTAGGTGTAGGATTAAGTGATGATAGCTTTAATTTCATTGATAATAAATATTTAGGATATATTAGGAAGCAAATAGCTTCTAAAGATAAATCTTATATACAAAGATTTGCTGCCGCTGATTTTGCTATTAATTATATTATTAGTAATGCTAATGTAAGTCAGCTATTCACAGGAGACCCTGCTTTATATTATAAAAAAGAAAAATCTACTAAACCTACTGATTATGTAGGTATAGTTAGAGATACTTATATTAATATAGGTAAGAGGCTTGCTGGAGATATTGCTCCTGGTCAAGAGGCTGATTGGTCTGGTATTTCAGAGACATATAAATTAGCAGTGATTAATGATGCAGAATTAGCTTCATTGTCTAATGAATATTATAAGTCTATAGGTTTTAACTCTAAGACCTATGGTAGTATAACTGGTACAGATGCTCAAGAGCTAACTACTCTAAAAGAGCATCTAGATGTTATGTATGCTTTTGGTAAACTTCCAGAGAGCCAGTATAAAAATTTGTTAGATAAATATAGTAAAAAGGAAGAGTTCACTACTGATGAACTTGATGTAATATTACAGCCTATAAAACCTGTTTATGTACATAATAGAACCTTAGCTGAAAATGATGTAGATGTAAGAACCTATGTAAAAAGTTCATCATTTCCTTTGATTCCTCAATTAACTAAAGGATTACAAATAGATGCTCTTAGAGAAGCTATGGAGTCTCAGGGAGTAGATAGGGCTGCCTATATATCTGCTGTTAAGGTAGGTGCCCCTCTTAATAGACCTACTATTTGGGATAATAAAGGAGATATCATTCCTAAGTCTTTGGAGAATTTACAACCAATACTTCTAAACAGAGAAGGCTTTAAAATCCAGCAGGAAGTGCCTTATCATGAGGATAAGGATAGAATTAATGGTGGTACTCAAGAAAGAAAATTACTATTCTCTAACCTAAGAAATGTTAAAGGCTTTAAATATCATGGCAAGGAAATGTCAGGAGAGGAGTTAGAGAAAGAGTATATTAATCTTTATAAATCTATATGGGATAGACAACTGGATGATTTATTAAATAGTTTAGAATATAATAAAGAGACTAATACAATAAATCCTTATAGATTAGCTAAGATTCTACAAGAAGAGGCTATCCAACGTAATTATCCAATTAATGATAAGATAGGACTTACTATAGATGATAATGGAAACTTTAAATTCCCTCTATGGGCATTACCTTCAGCTAATAAATATGAAGCATTACTACTCTCTATAGTAGATAATAGAGTTCGTAAGATTAAAATTCCTGGAATGTCTTATGTCCTTGGAAGTGAGGAAGGATTTAAGATTAAATCAGAAGAGGAAGTTAATATTTCTGATAGAGTTAAGAATGATATAGTTTTCACTTCAAGCTGGACTGGAAAGTTATTACCTCAAGGACTAAATTCTGATGGTACTATAAGGAATACTCAGGTACTAGCTCCATGTAAATTTAGGGATAATAGGGGAAACCTTATTGATATTAGAAAATATGCTAAGAGAGGTGATGATGGATTCCTAAGACTTGATGAGAATAAACTTCCAAAAGAATATCTAAAGCTATTTGGATTTAGAATCCCAACTCAGGGACATGGCTCTATGGCAGGTATAGAAATAGTAGGATTCCTACCTGAAAATGTAGGAGATCTTATTATAGCTTCTAGAGACTTTACAATTCAGATGGGCAGTGATTTTGATGTAGATAAATTATATACTTATCAATATCAATTAGCACTAATAGATGGCAAATTTAAGAGACTAGATACTCTCTCTGAGCAAGAAGTAGAGAATATTGTTGCAAAAAGATATTCTGGTACTAAAGATGAAGCTGTAGATGAATTACTAAGTGCCATCTTTGGTGAAGACATCTCTGAGTTAGAGGCTCTAGACAAAGAGGAATTTAGAAACAGATTGCTAAATAGCAGAGATAAAGCTAAAGATTTTAATAATTTGTTAGATATACATCTCTCAGTTATGAGTAATCCTAGTTCTGAGGTGCAAAGTAAAATTGCTTCACCTGTATCTTTTGGAAAGCTTAAGGGAGAGGAAGGCAATTTAGCAAAAGAAATTGATACTTATAGAAATAATAGATTACTATCTGAAGAGGAATTCAATGGGTTAACTGCCGATTACCAAAGAACTAAATATATTAACGCTATAGCTGGTAAAGCTGGTGTAGCTACTTTCTCATCAGCGGCAATGTTTATTGCTAATGCTCAAGGGAAAGGGCTAAACTATGTAGAAAAAGTTAATGGTGATAATATCTTTAAGTTTGCAATGGGTAATCTAATAACTACTGGAGATTTATCAAGATCAGCTACGCTATCAGGGAAGAGATTAGTCTCAAAAGTAATGGAGGCTTTTCAAAGTGCTGCTGTAGATAATGAGAAAGAACAGATTCTTTCAAAATTAAATATTAATGCACAAACATTCCCTTGTATCAAAGCAATGGTCACTCTAGGATTTGAAGAAGATTCAGTAGCTGCTATTATAGCCCAAGATATTGTTTTTGATTATGTTGATGCTTTAGTAGCTGCGCAATCATCATTGTCAGATTATAATCCTAATCTTGAAATTGAGGTATATAACAAGCTAGTTGATAAATATACTCAAGATTTAGGTCTAAGTCCTGAGGAACTATCTAAATCAATTGCAAGGTTATATGATTTATCTACTGATAAGTTAATAAATTATATTAAAGATGGAGCAAAACTTCCTGACTATGGTTTAGTACAAGTGGCTGTTCTGGATAATTTTCTCAAACTATCTAGTGTAGGTAGAACTATTAACAATCTTTCTAACCTTGTGAATGTAGAATCTGCTGGCTTAGGTACCTCTATTATAGGTACTATGAGTAAGGAGAGGAAGATTATGGAAATTAATGATATAGCTTATGCAGATACAGGAGTAGGTATTGAGAATGGCTATAGATTAATAGGAGAGTTTAATCCTGATTATAAAGATGGTTCTAATAATCCTATTATTCCTGAAACTATACAGGGAATAGCTATTGTAAATGCCCTTTTTACAGCTAATAAGTTATTTAGTGGAATAAAAGGGAAGCCCTTATTTCCTTATAATTCTCTTAGCTTTAGAAATGCTAATGATATATTATTAGAAATTATGAATAGAAACAACCTTTCTGCATCAGCAGAAGCAGAGTTGGGCCAACAATTCTTTGATGGAATGAAGTCTTATATCTTTACTAAACCAGAATTGTTTGGTATAATGAATTCTTCAGAAATGAGGAAGCAACTATTCTTAGATTCTAACACTAATATATCTACAGCTTCTTATGTATCGGCATTACAAAAAACTCCATATGGCAAAACTAATCCTTTCTTGGGAAGACTTGCTGCTAATGTTCAAAAGAATGGCACCCCTTCCTTAATTAAGTATAATGCTGCCTCTGGGGTAAATCTTGATGAAAGTGATATTTATCAAGGATTTGTTGAAATGTTGTTAGATAATAGAGACATTGAGACGGAGATTAACGGTAAAATTCATAACATCAATACTAGACAATTAGCTATAGATCTAATTTATTATTCATATCTTTCCGGAGGTATTCAACAAGCAATAGAGTTTGTTAAATATATTCCAGTGGATTTGTTAGAAAAGCTTGGATTTAGCAAAAAATTGTTAGATTTAGATTTTAATAACACTGAGACTCTTGATGTCTATACATTGGAAACTGATGCGACAGGATTTGTGCAACAATGGATGCAACATAATCCAGGAAGAGCTCCTATTAAATTAGTAGGAGATGCTAGTATAGAGACTGCCGGAGACAATGATATAGAGGTATTAACAACTGGTATTCTTGAATCTAACAAAGGTCCTAGAACTATTATAGAGTCCTTTAAGCCTAAGACCATTGATATAGCTAATCCCTCTAGATTAGTTAAAGGGGTTGACTTTGGAGGAGAAATATTATTTCATCCTTATGTTAGTGCTTATGTAGGAGGAGGTAGATTTGTATTATATAAGTATACTGGTTCTACTTATAATAGAATTCCAACATTAGGTACGTTTGGTATGAGTGAATATCAATCAGATATTACTCCAAATACTACAGCTGAATCTATTCTTGAATCTAATAATACTGAAAGTAATTTAGCAATTAATACTAAAGAAGCTAATGATACTAATACTATCCCTGTGATACCAGCTATTCCTAATGAACAAGTTAGAAACTATGTAGCTAAGTATCATTTAGATAGTAATAGTTCTGTTGAAGTGTTAAGAGAGATTTACAGAAATGCTGAGAATCCTACTATACAAACTATCACTAAGTCATTAGGTAAAACTGCTACTGCGTTAAATGTGGATCCTAAATTTGAATTTACGAAGAGTATCTCTACTACAGGAAGATATAATGTAAATACCAATAGTATCCTGCTTAGGGTTAATCCTCCAGAAGGATGGAGCTTAGATAGGCATATTCAAGAGACTATGATTCATGAAATGACTCATGTATTATTGAATCAGGTAGTTTCTGATTATAGTAAGGGTAATTTTGATAAACTAACTGTTAATCAGAAAAGATCTATAGAGCTTCTTGATTCTGTTAGAACTATGCTTAAGGCCAGAGTTAAACAAGAAAATATCTCTAATAATGAAGTTACTAAAGCTGTAGAGAATTTACAGGAATTTGTTGCTTCATCCTTAAGTTCCAGAGCCTTCAGAGAATTTGTATCTGAACAGACTAATGCTAGAGGTCAATCTATATGGAATAGAATAGTAGAACTACTTACTAAGTTGTGTACTGAATTAGGTATTTTTGATAATATTAATCAGACTGAGATTACTGCATTAATGGATACTGTTATCCTTAACTTAATAGAGTCTCAGGTTCCTAATAAAGTACCTGCAGTAAAGACCACTACTAAATCTTCTAGAAAAGTAGATGCTATGAGTAATGAATATAAGGATCTAATTGCTAATCTAGATCTAGCTAAAGAGGCTGGAAATACTGTTACATTATTTAGTGCAACTCAAGATTTCAATGTCTCTAAGGAAGAATTAGCACAAGCATCAGAAAGAACTAAACAATGTTAATATGGCAAATTGTCCTAACAAAAACTCTCAGGATTGGAAAAATCTAGTAGATAAATATGGTGAGACATTAGCTTTCACAGTTTTTTTAAGAGCAGGGGAGAAAATCCCCTCTCTTAAAGAAGCTGAGGAACTACTAAAAAAAGAACCTATTAAGCCTGAGAATATTTCAGAAAGTATTATAACTTTATATCAAGCTAGTGATGCTGATGAAACCAATGAAGTTATAGAAGAAGCTTTGGAAGATCTTACTAATGATAGATTTCTAATAGTAAGAAAAGCTCAGAAGTTTCAATTAGATGATTATAATAGACAATTAGGTAGACTTAGAGATGCTAGGAAAGTAGCTTCTTCTGAAGATAAGAAAAAATCTATTAATAAGCAGATTCTTGATCTTACTCAGAGAATTACATCACTGGAAGAAGATATGGAATTAGCTAAAGCTATTAAGAGAATAGAGGATCTTAAATATTTTGGAGATAAGGCTATTGAAAGAGTTCGGGAATTATCACAAAAAGCTGAGTTATCTATTGGTGAAATAGAAGAAGCTAATAGGTTAATAGAGTTATGGCAAGCTATTGGAGATTTTTCAAATGATATTGGAGATGATAATCATCCAATTTTTACTGAACAAGAGCTTAAATCTGAGAGACTTAAACATGGTTGGACCGATGATGATGGAACTAAACATAATGGGTTCTCTTATTATAAGGAACAAATGGATTCTCTTTCTAGGCCAATTAATAAAAGAGCCGCTGAATATGTCTTAGACTTTGTTAGATCTACATTAAATCATCCTTATTTTACTAAGGAAGATATTTTCAAAGCTATCTCTGATGTAAGTTGGTTAAGATCTAGAACCTTAGATTTATCTAGAGTACCTGATGCTATGGTTCAAGCTATTTCTAAGGCTATGTTTAAAGCTAACAATGCTGCTAGGCGAGAAGCTGATGAAAAGATTGAGCAATGGGAAAAATTATGGAAGGCTGCCTACCCTTTTATAAAGAATAATCCAGATATTTTTGTACAACTTAGAAGAGATGGTTCCAAGACTGGTAATTTGGTATATAGATTTTCCCAGGATTTCTTTGATGAAGAGAAGATACTACGAGAAAAAGCTAGAAATTCCAAGAATAAAAAGGATTGGGATAATTATCAGAAATGGCTAAAGGATAATACAATTTTCTTTGATGTTAGAATTCTATTCAATGAAGATGGGTCTATTAAAAATACTCCTGAAGCTGAAGCTCATAAAAAAGAATTATTAGATATCTTAGGAGAAAAAGGATACCAATATTATCTTAATCATCAGACAAAATTGTTGTCTGAGTATAATGAACTAAAAGAGGCTAAAAAAGATTCATTAGATGATGGAACTTTAAGTTTGGAGGAACAGGAGTTTCAACTCAGTGCTTGGGAAAAGGAGAATTCTCCATTTATTAATCTGGATAGAGTCTTAGATGGTACAGAAGTTAAAGTAGGTAACACCTTAGTTAGACGTGGAAGAAGAAATTTTAATGTTAGTGTTCCTAGAAAAGTAAGACTTTCAGATGGTAAGCAAACAGGATTTTATGATCCTAAGTTTCAACAGATTGAAAACAATGCCCCTGTTTATGAATTATACACTTACTTATTAGATACTTTAAGAGAACTTAGATTTGTGGTTCCAGAGTCTCAAAGAAGGAATATGCAGATTAATAGTCTACCAACTGTTAAAGAATCTTTAATTGCCCAGTTTTTTAAAGGACCTTTAAAGTTAGGAGCTGCCCCTATTATAGATAAATTATCAGAGTATGTTAGAAGCAAAGATGCACCTCCAATAGAAACTGATGAACAAAGTCTTAGTACTGGTAGATTTAGAAGAAGGAGCTCTACTTCTTTTGTAATTAATAATGAAGAAGAGATACGGAAATATATAGCTGAGAAAACTATAGGATCTGTTAATGATAATAATAAACAACCTGATAGAGAAACTATTACAAAGTGGAGACAAGAGGCTGAGAATAAATTGGCTCAGGAGAAGTCTTTTGATTTAGACAATGTGATGAGGTTATATATTGTACAGGCTCTTGCTTATAAACATAAGTCTGCTACTGAAGATATACTTAATTTAGCTCAAGAATCCTTTGGGTCTAGGAAAAGAATTTTAACTAATCTAGCAGGTAAGGAAATAAAGGATCAGTATGGTAATCCTCAAACTGTACAGGGAGGTCTTAAACATATTTCTGAACTTATGGATTATACTACAGATATTTTCTATGGTAAGCCTAGAAGAGCCGTTGAGGGTAAAGTAGTTAAGGTATATACTCCTTCTGAAAAAAAGAGACGTGCAGAGTTAGAAGATTTAATTCAAAAGAATCAAGATAATTTTGACAATAAGAGTATAGATGAGACTGAATTTTTATCTAATAAAGAAAGATTAGAGAGGCAGCTTGAAGAGTTGGGTGGCTATGTTACTGCTACTAGTATAGCTGATAGTGCATTGAAGTGGACTCAACTACTTGGTATGGGATTTAATGTTATAGCTGGTGGAGTTAACTTATTAACTGGTCTGTATGAAAATTCCTCTAGAGCTGCTGATGGTAGACTTTTTAATGGTAAGCAATTAAGGTCTAGTTATTGGCAGGTTCTACAAACTATTTTAGGACATCATTTAGACACTAAAATAGCATCTAAGATTAGAGCTATTGATAAAGTATTTGATGTTACTAAACAGGCTATAAATGAGCTTTATAAGAGTGATTCTTTTAGAAAGAAATTTAAATTTATAGATCCTTATATCATCTCTGAGAGAACAGAGTTTATTAACCAGATGCCTATTATATTAGCTTGGATGAAGAATAAAAAGGTTACTGGGCCTAATGGTAAAGAAGCTTCTTTATTTGATGCTTTAGGGCAAGATGGAAAGATTAAGGATGGTTATATATTAGATTCCACTAAATCTAATAAGGAGGCACTATTAGATATTGAAGTTACTATCAATCAAATTATTAAGGAGACTCATGGTAACTATGACACTAATTCTCCAATATTAGCTAAAAAGACTGTAACAGGTAGGGCTTTGCTTCAGTTTAGGAGTTGGATGCCTGAAATGTTTGAGCGTAGGTTTGGTAAAGAGTTGGATAATTGGCAGATAGGTATTAAGGAGAAAGGAAGATATATCTCTATAGTAGATATGCTTAAGGCTAAGGATGCTAATGGAGACTCTTATGGAGCATTAAATATGCTTATGTGGACAACTAAGCAATTGCTGAGAAAATCTTTCTTTATGTCTACTAGATTTAATGATAGACTTAATGAAGTAGATGCAGCAAATATGAGGGCCAATCTTTTTGAGGCTCAAGTATTAATTGGTTTAACTATTTTATTATTAAGTCTTAAAGGATTAGTTCCAGATGATGATGATAAGAAAAAATATTTCTATGCTCTTATAAATTTAGGTAATAGATTTAGATCAGATATATTGCTGTACACTAATCCAGTAGAATTTGATAATATCAGTAAAAATATTTTACCAATATCTAATATTATTTCTTCTGTTAGAAGATGGTCTTTAGCTGTCCAAGATGCAGTAGTTGATTGGGATGAGGAACATTGGCATAAAGTTTTAATGCAAACATTAAGAAGTACTCCAGGATTTAGTCAAGCTTTGAGGACATATAGATATGGAGACAAAGTTCTAAGTCAATGGTAATTTCCGTGGGCTAAATTTTTTAGTGAGCGGAAATAAAAATAAACCCCTTATAGCACAAAGTGCCATAGGGGGTTTGTTGTTTATATACTAAGGATTACTTAACAGAACAGTAATTCTTTCAGAAGTTCCCTTAGTACTCTCTTTTGTAACAAAATATCCTATAGTATTTATTAAAGGATTTAGTCCTGGAATAGCTACATAAGAAATCTTAACCTCATTAGTCTCTGGAGATATGGGAGTCTCTATCTTTTGAACTGTCCATATCTGATGAGTTCTTACAAATCCAGAGATCTGAGGGAGATTCATAGGATTAAAAAGGCATCCTTGATAAGGAGCCTCAGGAAAATAGGCGTTTACGAGGGGTTGAAAGGTGGCGAAAAATTCTTCCTCGTCTAAATATTTCATAACTCATATAATCATGAAAGTACTGAGGTTCCCAGCATCTTGCTTTCTTATAAACCTCATTTGGAATAGGATGTTTCTCCAAACATAAATGATATATAGCTCTAGTGATAGGAAGACACTGGGCTAATTCTTCTGCTGTCATTTCCCACATAATGTAAATATTTAGTAATTTGGTATAGAAATGGCTCCGTCTAGTAGATGATTTTTTTCCATTTCTTCTACTAATAGTTTCATAAGTTCTCTCATCTGTGGATGAGCTGCTGGAGCTAGTCTTAGCTTTAAAAGTTGAGCCCAATCACATGCAAATCCAGTCATAATAAGCTCAGTCTTAAGAGCATTAGGCAATACAGCCCTAGCCTGTTGAGGAAGCCATCCTGCTTCAAGAAGATGAAAATAACATTCCTCAGAGAATCTACAATTATCTATAAATATTTGAGATATATCATCAGTATTGGGATCTCTTACAAGTTTAGGATAGACTCTACTCCCGTAATCTCCCTCTAAAGCATCTACCCAAGGAGGAGTAATAAATGTAATTTCGTTATTAAACTTATTCTTACTATAATTACAGAATCTAGTACTTTCTTGTGTAAAACTAAATACTCTGTGTCTTACTAGTTCATGGCTAATTCCTCTATCACAAGTGAACCTAAATGTAAATCTTTGATAGCTACTTTCTGGAATTACATCAGTCATGAACTTTATATCATCCATCCTTTCTAGATTTAAGAGTACCCTATAATTCGTATATACTCTAGCTATTGGTCCAAAGTTACCATCCGGTGTTTTACCATAGCCAATAAATCCTCTAGAATAGGGATTACCACCATAGTCCTGATACCAACTGAGATTAGTGTTACTCTCTTTGGCAGTGTATAGTAATTGTACACTTCCATGTTCCAGAACTGAGGTATGTCCAGATTTTATTAGGTTATTAACAAACTTTTCTGAACTATTCTCCGTAATTGCAGATTCTGATTTATAGCAAACTCTGCCACATAGTTCTATGTGTTTAAGTAACCCCTCTAGACCAGGCTCTTGTTTAATATACTCAACTGAGGGTTTTATTAATCTCATATTTATTCTTTTGTAGGTGACTCAGAGGTTGCATCTACATCTTCCTCTTTAGATATAGTTAATCCATAAAATAATGAGAACCAAGAGTATAATTGTTTAGCATAATGCATTGAGCATCTTTGATGTTTTTTTATGAACTTAATAGCCCATTCTTTAAATGCTTCATCTTCCTTAGGAGTAAATGAATAATACCTAAACCACTCTATTCCATTGATTCTTGGATTGTTAAAAACAAAATTATAATCTACTCCATACTTTTCTAGCATCTTGTTAACTAAAGCTTTTACTAAATCAGTTCTCTTCATTCTTAGTTTTATTAGTGTATCCTATAATTTTTTTCCTAGGTCTGGTAACTTTGCTGTGGAGATCTATGTCTTTAATAAAATCAGTGGTATAAGAATGCTTAAATATTCTAATACCAAATAAGTACAGGGATTTCTCTTCTTTGTGAAGAAAAGACTCCCCTGTACTTTCCAGCCAAGCTTTATAAGTTTTAACTATCATACATAGAAATTCCTTCTATTCCGTATGATTCTATATATCTATCAATCCGTTCTAAATCTTCTGTAGATTCTGACATAATGTTAAGCACTTGTTAAATAGTTCTACCAAAGTAGAATCGTTATCAATAGTTTGAAAGAATTTGGGATATTTATTTAAGGCTGTTTCTGACTCATGTAAGTCTCTATCATATACTCCTCTCTCCACTCTAAGAATTACCCCTCCTAAATTAATAATAGCATCAGCTTCGTTTTGAAACCTTACATCAGATATTATCCATTTCTGCTTAGTGTCGTAATCAGCTAGAGTAGAGTTTACCCAAAAGTCCTTGTGAAACTGATTTCTAAAAAGGTCTGTACCTACTATCTGAAGGATTTCTCTCCAGGTATAATTACCATATTGACAGGGTATATGAGAATCTTTAAATTCTTCTTTTTCAAAATGCTTTGGGTCTACACTGAATAATACCCCTACGGCGGCTTTAAGTTTTTGTGCAAAAGATTTAATTTGCCATAGGTCATTGGGATCTACATTTGAAAGATGCCCCTCTTTAATAGAAGAATTCCAATAGTCCCACGTCTCATAAGTAAGATCACAAAAATGACCCCTATTAGATAAGATATACTGTAACATAGAGGCTACAGTATTTTTACCAGACTGTTTATGACCAGATATTCCTATAATCATAAGCGTGTTGTTTATTTTCTATTATACTTATATTTTAATGAATCCAGCATTTTCCTATGTTAACATCAGCCTCTAACCTAATTATCTTGCAAAATATATCACCAGCTGATTTCATACATCTAACTAATTCTTTAGAGATAGTATCAGCTAACTCTTCTGGACATTCCACATTTATTTCATCGTGTACTGGAATGGTATATTTTACTTTGAATAATAAGTTATTATCTAATAAATAGTTATAGAATTTAATAGAAGCAAATTTAAAACATAAAGCTCCACAACCTTGAATCCTGTAATTAATACTTTGTTTCTCAGAATCAGCTTTTCTTCTAAAGAAATGCCTAACCAATTCCACTCTCTCTGAACTTACTCCTAGGGCCTTATCAGCTCTATAAGCATCCCAAAATCCTGGAGAGTTCATTTCCTCTTTATGCTGCTGGAGCTTATCAAAATCATAGATATAGGCCTTATGTCCAGTTATAGGGCTAAGCAGAATAAAACCTTTTTGCATTACATCTCTTCTGCAAAAATCTTGATATCTTTTTAGACCTTTAAAACCCTGCATATAAGCATCATAGATAGAATTTCCTTCCTCTGGTGGTAAACTCAAATTTTGACTAATTGTGAGTCCATTGCCACCATAATTAATAGCAAATTCTACCTTTTTGCCTAGATCTCTGGTATGAGGATCTTTTTCTTTAACTTCCTCTAAAGGAATATTAGCTAGCTTTTGTGGAAAAGCCATTTTAGCAGCTAAAGAGTGAATGTCTCCTTTACCTTCTTGAAAGAATTTAATTAGGGCTGGATCTTCAGATATATTGGTAATAATTACACTTTCTTGGCTACAATAATCAGCAGAGATCCAAACATTACCTTCTTCTGGAATAAAACTAGATCTTGTCTCAGGATTTTTAGGTAAATTTTGTAAATTTAGTAGTTTACGTCCACTATCTTTATCTACTCCTCCTCCACAAGATAATCTTCCAGTATCCATTAGTTGATTAAATACTGTATGAATCCTGTGAGAGACTGGATTAATTGCATCTAAGAATGTTTGCCCATAAGTATCCACAATCTTTGCATACTCCTTATACTTAAGATATAAGGGAGCTACTGGGGATAAATGTGACTGAGGCTTAATGACCTTAGCATCTACAGAATCTTTAAGACGACCTGTTTGCTTGTCTTTGACTTTAAGATCAAATCCTAAAGACTTAAAGAATGGAACTACTTGTTTAGAGGATGCCCAATTAATTTTGCAGGTAGGCTCTCCTGATACGGAGGCAAATAAATCTCCTTGCACAATCTTATTAACAAATTGCTCTGGACCATTATCTACTACCCACTTAGATAAGGAGTATTCAGCTTCCTGTAAATTGGCAAGATCCCTATGCATTTTATTTCTCCATGCTTGAGAATCTAACTTGACTCCGCAATATTCTATATAAGCTAAGACTATTACGAATTTGTTTTCTACCTCTACAGCTGTTTCTAGTCCATTCTTTTTTAGTTCCAGGAGTTGTGCTTCTCTCAGTGGAAGAAGATACTTAACATCATTACAACCATATGTGATAACCCTATCAGAGAGTCCTTCTTTATGTATAAGACCTCTAATAGATTTATCTAGCTTAACATTTAAATATCTTTCACAACAAGCATCTAATGCCATACTATGGATACCTGGAGGATATCCAAGCCATAAAAGCTTCTCAGCTAGGAAAGAATCATATACATTAGTTATAACTATGTTCTGGTGTAGAAAAAACCTCAAGTCAAACTTTGCATTATGAAGTAGAAATAATCTTTCAGTATCTTCCAGTAGATCCTTAAATAATTTTAGATCAACTGTATAATCAATAGCAAATTGATTATGACTATCTCCAAGCTGACATAGTAGAATCCTCTTTGTGTATGGATCAAATCCCTCAGTTTCAGTATCTAAACCAATAATCTTCTTATCCTCAAAGTACCTTAAGCAAAATTTAGGATCTACTATTATAAATTGTTCAGCTTCTCTAAATAGAGGAGTCTGATTTGTTACTAGAAATCTCATCTACCTTGGTGATAATTAAATATCCCACCTCAGTAGAGTAGTCTACAGCAATAATTCTACCTAAGTTTATTGCTGTTTTTGTATGTTGTATTTTTGCTGTTAATTCTTCACCAACTGTTATTGTAGAAGTATGCTCAGAGCCAACAAAGGTAATAGTTAGTAATCCAAAAGCATCATAATTTGTCCTAACATTTTGATCCTGGTTAAGTACTCTGAATACTCTACATGAGGCTGTTTCACTTAAAGAAGTTAAAGGTTTAATTTCCTTTCCTCCTCTTAATACATAAATCATATTAAAGCCTCTTGGTCCAAATTAATTTTTTTGAAAAATCAAGCATCCATTTATTATCATGTAAGAATGGATTTCCTAAAATTCCTATAATTTCAATTCCAGCTTTACTACCAACTAGATCTAAAGCATTATCTATAGGCATGACTTCCACATTTACATTAAAGTCATACCCTTCAAATTCAACTTCAAGATCTGCTCCCTGAGAGGTATTAATATCACCTCCAGCTCCTGTTACATTAGAGCCCTCTATCTCATATAGAAACCCTTCTGGTAAATCATTAGCAAAAGAAGTCCTTATCAAATTTAGATCTGCTCCAGTATCAATAATAAAGTGGTAAGTTTTGCCAAAAATAGTCAATGGAACTATAGGCATTTTGGCTTTGTCATATAGCTCCTTAAATGAGGTACACTCAAAAGACTGAGTGTGGATTCTACTGATAAGATCTCTAATCATAAAAGAGTAGAGAACTATTAATACCAATAGAATGAAGATGATACCAATCATATTTAGTCTTTATATCCATTAGTGGATCCAAATCCACCTCTATTCTTAGAGCCTAATTTAGACTTAACAAGAATAATCCTATTAGAGAATAACCATCTAAGTTTAGCTAGAATTGTAGCTTTTTGAGAAGGCTGAATTCTAAATTGGCAAATAGCTTCTCCTCTTTTGATACTTGAGACTCTTGTTACAAGAGCCTGAAAAGCCCAATAGTCTTCATTTCCTCTATAAGAATTGTCAATCACTCCTATACTATTAACTAAGAGTAATCCTTTCTTATTAAATAGGCTACTTCTTGGTGCTACTAAGGCCTCAAATCCTTTTGGAAGGGCCATAGCAACTCCAAGGTCAATCTTAACAGATCGAAAAGATATTGTATTAGTTATTGGATCTATCATGGTAGAAGGCAATAACTCTATGTCTTCTGCTGCATATAAGTCAATCCAGTCTCCTTTTTCTTTAATAACTGGAAAGTACTTATCATCTTTTACCTGTACTAAAATTTTCATTGCTTAGCTAATAACATGCATGCTGAATAAGAACAATTAGAGCATCTTATACAACCTCCCTCTCTAATTAGTGGCTTACCACAATCAGGGCAAACTTCTTCAGTGGAGATTTCCTCTTTAGTATACTTACCCAGAACTCTACAAATTGCTGAAGTAAAGGAAACAATATTATCATCAACTTTACGTGCAGTTTTAATAATATATGGAATCTTAACTCCATGTCTTAGAAGCATAGAGAGATATAATGTACATGCCCTTTCTTCAAAATTATTAGACATTAATCTAATATTCTCAATTACCTCTCCATCTGTACCTTCCCATTTATACACATGTCTCTTTATCTTTGTAACAGTTCCTTGCTGGGTAGGACTGGACTGTTCAGTCTCAGAGGCAAATATTTCATAAGGTTTATTATCTAAGAGTCCTACAATTACTTTAAATAATTTTCCCTTATTCTTAATTACTCTAGCTTCTGCCTTAAGTACCTTTGGTCTCTTAGGAGCTGAATACTGAGGGAACTCCTCTTTTTTAGGTTTAATAGAATTAAGAATTCCTTGCCTACACCCATCTCTATAAACAGTAACTCCTTTTAGATTATTGGAATAGGCTAGCTTATAGATATCTGAGACTGTTTGAACTGTTGTTTCTTTAGCTAGATTTATTGTAGAGCTAATAGAATGAGTAGTATATTTTTGAGCAATAGCTTGAATTTTTACTCTCTCAGGAACTGGAAGGTCTGCTGCACTTGCTTGATAATAAGGAGATTCTTTAAAGTATTTATCAATTACTTTAAAATCATTGTTATCAACTGCTTGTATTTCTTCTGGAGTACAATGATCTTTAATCCAAAATTTTAATTTAGGATGTACAACAAGATAATTAATAAATCCATCTCCATTACTATCAGTAAAGTCTCTAGGTTCCCCTTCAAGAACTTTTCTGCTTCTAGTATAGTAAGGAAGAAATAATGGTTCTATGCCCGAGGTAGTGCCAGCCAAAATGCTAACGCTACCAGTAGGAGCAACAGTACTCCACGAAATATTTCTATGTCCATATTTATAAATCCTTAAGAGGCTATCTAATTTTTCATTAGATTCTTCTAGAGTTTTAGGATAAGCTCTTTCACAAAGGAATTGATAGAAATCATTATTTCCTTTTAATTGAAAATTTTGGTCTAGACTAAATTCCTTACTTCTATCCCATCCATCAAAGGTTCCTCTGATAACAGCCATATCTCCTTGAGCTTTAAGCTCTGCATCTAGTTTACTAGAAAATATAGATTCCTCTAGTGTATTAGCCTCTGGTGAACCATATTTATATCCACAATAAGCTATGGCATCAGCTAAGGCAGTAATTCCTATACCACATCTTCTTCCCTTTAATCCATTCTCCTTAAGCTTCTGCCACATTTCTAGCTCATCTGCATCCAAAGGATTGTGCTCAGACTGTATTTTATTGATAATAGAGTCCAAGGCATCTACTTCAAGGTCTACTAAATCATCAGCTAATAAAGAAACTAAATATGCATTCTTTTTAAATTTATTGAAATCAAATCCGTAAAGTATACCATCTTTATTTCTTTCTCTCTGTATATAAGAAAATAAATTATGATGAAGTAATCTGCAGCTATCATAGGGCTGCATAAATATTTCCCCGCATGGATTTGTAGTCACACCTCTATATTGGTCATATACTCCATCTGGAGAGTAATTAATATGAATATCATCAAACATTACTCCTGGTTCAGCTCTATTCCAGGCACAATGAACTAATGTATCCCATATTTCCTTGGCATTGACTTTTTTTACATAGATAGTTTGTCCCTTCTTGTGAATAGGTATTAAAGTATTCACAGGTAATTGCAAAAGACCTAGTTTTTCTACTTCTTTTCTATATTCAATACCATTCTTAATAGAATCAAAAGGAAATGTATAATCAACAGGGTATCTTAGGAAATAAGTATTTTCAGGAACCTTCTTATTATCCTCAATAACTTCTCTTTCCAAAGCTAGCATAAAATCATTGCTAACTTTTACTGAGATATTTGCACCAGTTATTTTTGATTCATTTTGTTTAGCATTAATAAATTCCAAAATATCTGGATGCTTAACACTAAGTGTTATCATTAAGGCTCCTCTTCTACCCTCTTGAGCAATTTCTCTAGTGATTTCACTATCCACATTCATAAAAGAGACAGCTCCAGTAGAAGTTCTCGCAGCATTTTTAACTGCTGCAGAACGCGGTCTTAATTTGGATAGATCCTTCCCTACTCCACCACGTCTCTTCATCAGATTAGATTGTTCAGCTCTTTTTAGATTGATACCATTAATAGAATCCTCCGGCTGACCTATTACAAAACAATTACTAATTGAACTGTAGTTTTTAATACCAAGAGAGGCCATCATAGATCCTCCAAGGATTACATAATTAAATCCTTTTAATAGATCCATAATTTCTTGACAGAGATCTTTAAACTGTAGATTTCTGCTATAATAATCTAGACCTTCCTTAGAGACTCTTTTCTTGAGCCAAGGACAGTACATTAGTTTCTTCCTAGCCTTTTTATAGTACTCAAACTCCTTCCTAGCTAATGCTAATGTTAGTCTAGTAAACATCTGACGTGGATCTTGCTCCCCTTCTGCCGCATATTTATTAAGCCATACTTCAGCTGCCAATCTATCAGAAAATAAAGGTGCTATCCTATCAAGCACTTCTTCCTTGTGTAACACTTCTTTCATAAAACCTCATTTAAATCTACATACCTTTCTCCTTGACACATATAAGTCTCATAGCTATAATCAAACTTATGAGTTTTTTCATGCCAACTAGCTTCCATTAGTAATCTTTTCCAAGATTTAATTTTTTTCTTGGCCAATATTTCTTCAAGATTATCAGTCTTAAGGATCCATACTATTGGACTTTTCTTATACCTATTAATAACTATAAATCTAAAAGGTAATATTTTAAAATCCCTATAGTAATCATCCTTTGTTGTTGCCTGAGAAAGCATATACATATACATGTCAGCTTGAATATAATAATTCCAACTGACTATGGATTGAGGAAATATCTCCTCGTCTTTACCAGTAGTTTTAAGATCAATAGGAACTATAACTTTATTCTTATGGTCCACAATGATCTTATCAAATATTCCTCTAATCTTCATACCATCATATTCACCGGTAAATGGAACTTGATAGAAATGATCTACATCAGTTTGAAATGGATTTTCCTTAAAATACTTAGAGGTAAATGGAGAATCTTTTAAAGTTCTTACGCAAGATTCTGCAGCATCAAATTCAGATTGACTGACTAAAGTTTTATTCTTACTTAGAAACAATAGACTAAAATATCCACTTCCAGCCTTTATTAATTCCCTAAGTCTAGCTTCTATGCCCCAGTTAGTTCTGTAGTTTTCCTGGTCCATAATCTTTAAGGCTAATGCTGCATCTATATCTTTAAGCTCACAAGTGCTCTTATCACATTTATCCCAAATGAGATCTAAAATTTTAATAACAGCAAAAGAAGGCTTTTCATAATCAGATATTACAAATTTATCTTTAAGCTCCTCAGGACATGTAAGTAGACAGTCTACTAAAGATCCAAATCTTAAGCTGTCTGAGTCAGCTTTTTCTTCAGAGATTAAGCTCTTTGGGCCTTCTCTCCATAGTCTTGCAAGTCTTGAGTAGGAATAAATAAGATTATTATCAGATCTCTCCTCCCATTCTTTGCAGCTTAGATCAAGAATACTCTTCATCTTCATATGTTAAATCATCCATTGAGGTTTGTTCACTATCGTCAACTTCGGTGTCTATATCTAAAAGCTGACAATAGCTCTTTACATATCCCTCAAACTCTACTAACAACTTATATCTTTCAGTAAGTTCTTTTTGTTTAGATTTTTCTCTAATACATTCTGATCTTACTAGAGAATATAAGTCTTCAAATCTTCTTGAATCTATCAAGGATTTGGATAATACCAGGTCTTTATTTTGAAAGACTTTTGTACTATAGGTTCTAAAGACTTTTACATAATCCATTAAGGTAAAGTTTTAATAATCTCTATGGCCTGTATTAGTTCTTTGGTACTATGAATCTCCATAAAAACTACTGGCTGTTGAATATTGTACAGACCTTTTCCTAAATTGGTTAGAAAGATTTTTCTTTTAAAAGGATAAGTATCATTTGGGTAACCCTTGACTTCAATTATGATGTGATAACCATTAAAGTCAAAAGTAAAGTCTGGTGTATATACAGACTTTCTCAGTGTCTTATCAAATCTTTCTAGGGTTTTGCTTTTGACATCTCCTATAAATACCAATAAACTGCTATCTCTTAGTTTATAAGTATTAAATAATACAAATGATTCCTCTTCATATTTAGGACTAAATCCAGACTCTATAAGTCTTTTATAGCATAAGGCCTCACTTCTACTTTTAAACTTTATAGAATCTAATTGATTAGGAGTAGCATTGATAATTTTTTTATTAGCTCTCATTAGAATTCTATAGTTAATCCATTGTTTTTACTGAGAATCTCATTTGTTTTTAGGAATCCATCACATTCAAACTCTGAATTAGTTCTAGCAAAATAGGCAGGATGTTTATAGCACAAAACATAATTAGTATTATGATTTATGAAAGGCTCAAATAATTTAGCATATGACCCTATTAATAAGTAAATAATGCCAGAGGCATCTCTACTTAATTTGACTAGCATATCCTTAATGAAAGGAAACCACAGATTACTATGACTAGTAGGAGTATTAGCTACTACAGTTAATGCTGAGTTAAGTAATAGAATTCCTTGATGAGCCCATTTTTTCATAGTTATGTCAAAATAAAATTTCTCAGGCTCGGTTAGATAGAAATCTTTATAGATTCTATCTATTACTAACTTTAATGAGGGACTCAATTCCTTAGTTCCTATTGGATTAGCAAATAACAATCCAGTGGCATAACCTGGTTGTGGATAAGGGTCCTGCCCTAACATAACTACTCTTAGATCTTTGTAAGCACATTCTTTAAAAGCATTAAAAACATTTTCTTGAGTAGGAAATATAGGAATATTATTCTTATACTCCCTCTCAAGAAAATGTAAAATTTTATTAGTTATAGGACTATCTAAAATTTGATTCCATCCATTTTTACACATTAATAATTAGATTAGTACCATAAGTTATCTTAGGATCAAGTTGAAGATTATAATGGCCATATCCATCACTATATTTTCTATAAGATAACTCAAAAAATTCTCTTCTAGCTTTATAATACTTTATCAGCTCAGCAGCTAATTCACTAGAATAGATTGAAGACAACATATCTTCTAGACTTCTTGGAAATACATTGTTGAGGATATCATTAGTATGTTTCTGTGCATATTTAAGAAATGCTGCACAGATAAATAACCAATTTATTACCTTTTCTGAATTAAAGGTAGGCTCATGAAGTCTAAACTCCACAGTTTTTCCCGTCTTTTTAAAGCATAGATTTATAAGATTAACCCACAAGTATCTGTGCCCCATGTTCCATTTAGCCCTATTCTCATTGTCTTGAGGATGATTTTTATATAAGTCACTTCGATATCTGGTATTTCCTCCAGAAAGAAAATAATAAAGATCATCAAAGGAATTAAACTTCCCTGGAAGTGGATTACAAAAATCCTTAGCTTTTGTTTTGAAAGAAGATGTACACATACATTGACGACAAAACATTCTACTAACTTGCTCCTCTAGACGTAGGCATAGATTATAAAGAGCAAAGATTTCTGCTTCTTTTATTGGGAATCCTCCTATATGAACATGCATGGAGCAATCCTTATCAAAAAAACAGTTTTCTCTTAATAATTTTAACTGAGCGAGCAACAGCTTGAAATCATTCTCAGTCCCATTTAATGGAATAGTAGCATATTCATGTCCTTTGATAGAACCATCTCTTAGAGGCATTAATCCATATCTATGGCAGTCAGCTTCTGAAATATTACCAGCAGAAGTTTCAAATTCTATACCGAAGGTAAGATCTCCCCACTCCTTTAGGTAATTAGGATGAATTGTAGAAGTAACATTATCAATTACCTTCCTATGATTATCCTTGAGGAAAATAGGCATTAATTCATGGCTACTATAATGCTCTCCAAATGAATAACAGTTAACTTTGCGGCCTATACAGCTACCTAACCATTTCTCCATATCAGAATTAGCTGCTTCTACCACTTCATCACACCCGAGAGTTTTATTAAAGACTCTTGGAATCTTGTTCAAGACTTCTTCATTAATAACAGCTTCTCCTGATCCATTAGCTTTTTTAAGAAAGACTATGCCATTTACATCACTCTGAAAATATGATCTTATACAACCACCCTTTGGGGTATAATCTACTATACCTTTAATTGTGTTTCTATTCTTCTTAACATATTTACCAGTCTTATAATCTTGATAAATAAGTGGAGAGGATACAGGATACCAAAATTCTCCTAGTTTGACAGCCTCGATCTCTTTAATATACCAGTAACCATCAATGGATATGCAATCGGACTTATTTACTGATTTCTGTGAAAGAGTTATTACGTTTTCTTCCATAAAACTAATAGGTAAGAGTTTTAATTTCTTTAATTTCCACATCTAATACTGCATTAATATCTTCTCTAGTTAAGTTTGCTGTCTCTTGTACGTAACAGTCCATATCATCTTCAGCTACATAAGAGTCATAAGCAGTCCAGGATGGCCATTTTTCAGTAGGAACTCTGTGGCCAACAATACGTCCTTTTTTAATTTTATAAATTATGGGATCTAAGGTAAAGAACACTTGGAAATCTCCAGTAAAAGTCTTAAGACTAGATGTATATTTTTCACATTCGTAGAATTTATCCAGATCTTTACTGTAGTATATTCCTTGATAACATAAAGAAGCTAACCAATTATCTTTCCACTGCTCTCCTTTATCTAGAGTTTCTTCTAATCTTTTAGCTATCTCATATGCATATAAGCTATTAAGCATTCTTCCCTTGTAAAAGTAGAACTTCTTTCCAACTGTAGAGCCAGAATAGCCAATATATCCTGTACTATACAGAACCTTTTCACCACTAACCTTTTGTCCTTTATAGTAGTAAAAGCCATCCATAAAATATATCTTATCTCCAGCAGCGTAACCTTTATCTGCTATGGTAGGCTCTACCCAATCAGGAGAGATAATATACTGCCAAGCTACTTCTTTTTTAGCAACGCTTGCCTTAGGACAGTAAGACCTATTAAATGTAGATACAGCCTGATACTTACTCTTCCTATCATATACCTCCTTGGAAACTATTTGGCCCTCTTTTATGCAGAATAATGTATTAGTAAATATATCTATTACATTTCCTTCTCCATAAGTAATCACACTTAGTGACTCTGCTATAGATGACCACCAGATACCTTCCTTTGTATGAATTATATACAGAGGTCTTTCCTCACTTGTATAAGCACCATACTGAATGTTAGCTGATTCTCCTTTAAATAGGTAAGTTCGAGGAGTTTTATCACCATCATCAGTAGGCCTATAGTCAACCCATGCAAAGGCTCCAGCACCATTATATTCTAGCAAAACTTTAGGCCCATAATGATAAATTATATATGCCAAAATTTGCGAATCTGTATAATGTTGAGGAACTTTACTAAGATATTTATCAGCCAGCTCTTGATGATTCAAAAGAGTCCCATTATGAGTAAATACAAATTCAATCTCATTGGTATCTTCATTTCTGATCTCAACAGGTTGAGCGGTACTAAGACCAATTGTTCCAACTGAAGCCTTTCTGCAATGACCTACAGCTATGTTCACGTGAGCATCTTTAAATGAAGAAACAAATGGAGTATCTCTGATAAAGTTTATAAATAACTTTGATTTGTCTACTCCCCAACTAATTTCTCTATCAATAAAAGCTCCACAGGAATCTCCACCTCTTTTGTCATTAAAGATTCCCAACATAGCAAATTTATCTACTGCAAATTTCTTATCATTTTTATTGCTGGCAAATCCAAATATACCACACATTAGTTAAATAGTTTTTAAGTTAAATTTGCTGATAAGAGCTTTGGCAACTTCCTTATCATTGTTGTTAATACAATGTTGAACTTCTTTCCCAACCATTTCAGCACTATTGCCTTTATTAATAAAATCAATAGCTTCTCCAATTTGGTCGAAGCAGTATCCAATTAGTTTATCACTGCTGATAAAATATCCTGAAAGAGTTCTATATTCTACGCCATAACTAGTAAGTCTAAAACATCCTGCTTTTCCATAAAGTTGTCTCCGCCTGTCATCAGGATCAATTAGAATTGAAGGAACTCCTAGAAATAAATCAAAGGCTTTAACGATCTCTAAGGAGATTTCTACAGAAGGATTATCATAGCCTATATGAAAGTGACATCCAGTGGTTCTAAGATTAGTAGATTCTCCATCTGGTTTGGGATTGATGTCCTCTGTCCATGCATTATAGTCAGGACTACAACCAAATTCCTTAGCCTCCTTACTTTGTAGCTGGTCATCATCTACAATAGCTGATCCATAACAATGAATCTCATAGTTTGGATCTGCCTTCTTTACAAACTCATCAATAAACTTTTTCATTTTGTTCATTGACGCGATAAAATCAGCTTTAATATTGGTTGGTGGAACATTAAATTCAGCTAAGATATTATCTATTTGTAGTCCATATCCCTTGGACATGCCTTCAGGAGTATAAGCCTTTCCTTTTACTCCTGGGATAAGTCCTATTGACGAAATAATTTTATTTGTCTGACTATGGCGAATAAACAATTCAGGATCTGATCCTACCAGATAATTTTCTACTCTATTCATAATTGTTAATGTGGTTTTTTACGAAATTATTGATGTATGTGTTTATAGGAGAATCTTTTGGCATCATTTCTGGATGCCCTTGAATACAGAAAGAATTAGTTTTAGGATAATAAACTATTTCTGGTTCTTTAAAATCAGCTGTATTAGTAATGTCAAATGCTCCTCCTGTAACATATTTGTTACTAAGCCTCTCTTTACTCCATGCAATTAGTTCATATTCATCATCAGGAAGATTATAAGGATACATCATTTGATGATGGAGTGATGTGATAATTCGTACTGAGCCATCATTGAATAAAAGTTCATGAGGTCTCCCTGCATGTAGGTGAACATCTTGAATTAATTTACCACCATTACATGCAGTTAAGAACTGAGCTCCTCTACAAATACCTACCTTTAAGAGCTCTTTAGGCATACTTAGGTATTCTCTTACCTCTCTAAGATCCCTAGAAGGATTATCATATGAGCTAACATTAGTGTCTCCATATAACTCAGGAGAGACATCCTCTCCTCCTGTAAAGATTGCCAAATTAGCTTCTTTGATGTTCTGTACTAACTCAAATTCTCCACTTATCCAAGATGCATAGGATCTAGATCTTCCTACTATATATACTTTCATATAGTCTATTATTATTTACTGTTAAAATTTGGCTGCCAATAGACAGAGGTGGGTCTGTACTTCTCAATTAGATTTATAAGAGCAATATAGTATATTACCCTTTTTTCAGAAATCTCTCCTTTTTCTATGGAAGTGGCTATTTTATTATTAAGCTTTGTTTCTAAGTATTTGGGTAAATTAGATTCAAGGTGCTCAAAATTTCCCCAATGTATACAGGGAATAAAATAGTTAGCACATGAATTGAGGGGATAATTTTTTACTCGTTCAGCCCACTCTTCTATAGTATCATAGTAACATAACAAACTCTTTCCTTTTTGAATATCTTCTTTAGTGAGAACTGTGTTACAATAAGGGCTAAGGGACTGGCCTTCCTTATATTCTGCCATAGGTCTAGATTCACTAAACATAGTGGAGAACAAACGTCTTCTATAAAGAGAATGTCCAGTCCCCTCTAACAAATAGATGTTAGCTACTACACAATACAAGTTTACCATATTTAACTTGGTAAACAATCCATTTCTATGCAGGTTAACTACTTCTTTTAGAATTACATTTCCTGGCACTTCATATAATAGTCTACACCATGTTAACAAGAGTCTAACAGCCCAATAGCTTATACCAAATTCCATATTAACTAATATTCTATTAGCAGTTGGAATATTAGTATAAAGCGTATCATCCTCCACTAATTCAAAAGATTTAAATCTAAATATCTTTTGCAAGAGAGATAAATATTCTATAATCTCATCTTTGGTAAGTAGACAATAATTGTTATTATGGTCATTTGATTCTTTGGTATAAATAACCCAGGTAAATCCCTTTGTGTTTACAGTACGGTTATTTTCCAGAGCCCTCCTCATCTCTGAGCTACCAAAGTAACTGCCCCAGCAGGCCCATCGAGTCATCTCTCCATAATTACGAGCATTAAATCTCCAATAAGTGGAATGACTTAGAAATGAAATATTCATACTTAATTAAGCATATTTGTTAACTGTTCTACATATTTGTTAGCTGTAATATCTCCTAAAGAAGGAGCACTATTTGTTTCTAAGATAATAAATTCCGGAGACTCTCTAAGCACTCCTTGTTTATTAGTAGCTGACTGAACCTTAATATCAACTGCTGCAATATCCAAAGAAACCGCCGTAAGAGCTTTAACACACTCTGCTACAATTTCTTCCCAGTTATTAGGTTTATCAAATAGAGGGTTTTCCTCTAGAATCCAGACACAATTATTATCATGCCTATGCCATCTTTCTTCTGCTTCTTCCCTTAGCATTTTTCTGCAGGTGTAGAAACAACCCTCGGCAGTTACATGTAGTCTATATTCTCTGGAGTAGGAAAAATACTTCTCTATAATATAATTATTTAGTTTATCTTGATGGCTAACTTTAAAGTTATCTAGATCATCCTGATCTTTTATATAGAAGATTCCATTTCCTTTGCTGGAATGTTTATGCTTAATAATGGCTGGGAATATATCCCAATCCCCAATATCATCACATACTTTCCAATTAGCAGTTTTAACTCCGGAATCTTCAAAAGCTCTCTTCATGAGGATTTTATTACCAGAGATCTTACATCCTTCAGGAGTATTTATCTCTATAATATCATCTATAGGAATATTAGGAAATATTGCTTCTGTAGGTGTGATACTTCCTAATCTTAGAACAGCTCTATGAGGGCTCTTAACTATTCCTCTAATCTTTGAGGCCGTATGGTTTTTAGATCTAATTTTTAACTTGTACTTTTTCATTTGATGTCCATTTTAGAGTATCTGCTTGTAATATATCTATACAATTCTTCTACTTTCTCATAATCTGTAGGTAAGTTAAGAAAATTATTGATTAGTTTGGCTGATTTATTAACATTTGAGACAAGTGGCTCAAGTTCACTTTTTAAAGCTTCTACTAAAGCTAAAATATCAGTAGCCTTAAAAAGTTCCATTTCACAGTCTTGGTAGATAAGATCTGAGAGTTGCTCATTTATTGATAATCCCGGCCAACAATCAATAATTAACTCTGTACCAATCTTAGTATGTATATTATTGTTAAATACTGCTAAGACAATTAATTCTTTTTTCTCTCCTATAGTATAGGAATCAATAATTAGATGTGAGAAGGAAAAGAAACTCTTTTTTTGCATTGACATTCATCTTAAATTTTACTTTCTGATCCACAAACCTTCAGCCATAGGCTTCTTATACCTATAGACATTATTTTTCATTACATAGATAATAGCTTCTACTCCATTGACTACTACTATATCTTTAGTGTAGAGATTAGGGTATCCTTCATAGTGATCTAGAAGTTCCATAGTTTTATTGTCTACCTCATACATTTCAAATGTGATTAAAGTAGGCTTCTCAGAAGGTACCAAAGCTGGAAATGATCCTAAATCATACATTTGATGAGGTAGTTCCTCTGTAAACGTTCCTAGATAGGGGGAATCTCCTAAAAGGTTATTGGCGTGAAATCCCTTTTTAAGGGTGCCATAAACAAGTACTTTCATGCTGTATTAGTTTTAATATTGTTTGATGTAGTATTTCCCGACCATGCATCTTACATAAGTCTGAACTATCTTTAGATTTTAACTCTATAGGAATTTCTATCTGTGTTAATCCAAACTGCTTAGCCATTGCTGATCCATATAATCTGCCATGATTGACCTCTTTGTTAAAATCATTATCATATAATATAAAGATTTTATGAAAGCGGTTTTTTAATTCATCTACCACATGGGGTTTAGGCCAGTAAGATTCAGCTTGAAGACTACAGGATGGTATACCTGTGTTTTCCCAAATACATAAAGCATCTTTTCTAGAACTGGTTATAATAAGATTATCACCATTCATAGGTAATTGAGACCATAGATCCCATACGGAGCTACTATGATTGTTATACCATTTATTATCTTTACTAAAAGGCTGATATATTTTAATAGAAGTTATGTTATCCTTTTGCTCTATATAAACATAAGCATACTTCTCTGCTGGTATAACATATTTATTAGGTTCCTTCTCTATAAATATATGACTAATTGGGAAAACCTTTCCAAATTTTAACCAAGGTAGGCTAATACCATAGGAGTCCCAATACTCTAAGTCATATTTCTTCCATTCTCTGATCTTAACTTGTATTTTAGCTTTAGATCCAGAATGTCTACCAGACTTGCTGATAGTTAATTCTGAGTTATTTCCCTTAGATATTAGAGGAATCTCCGTAATTATCTTTGCTAAAGTTGCCTCTAGGTTAGTATGCCATAATTCCGCTAAAAATCCTACTAAGCTATTAGAGTATCCAGTAGCAAAATCTCTTACTGCCACAGTTTGCCCATTGGAAGTGTATATTCCTAAAGAGGGTCTCTCATCCTTTCTAGTAGGATTGTTAATAACGGTGGGAACACTAGTGACTCCAAGATAATATCTTAATATCTCGAAGTCACTAATATGTGTTCTAACCTCATCTAAGGGTAAAAGTGGTCCATTTCCCTTAGCAATCATATGTTATTTCCACCAACCAGCAGCAGGCACTGCAGAGTCATCTTCAGAACCCTTAGCAACTGTTTCTTCTAAATTAGTTGCTTTTGGGACATATTCCCCAAATTCATAAGGCTCTTCACCAAAGTAGGTATTAGGATATCTACCAATTTCTTTACTATTCCTTACCTCCTTAATGATAGCTGTATTATCTCTAGCAGAGTTTTTCAGAGGAGTCTGAATAAATATATCTTGATACATCTTGTTATCTGGGGTGGTTTTAACTCCAAACAATAGTTTAACCATATTCTGATTTGTCCAAGCCTCTACTACTGCTACAAGTTCTGAAATATCTCCATCAAAATATTTCTTGATGTTATCTAACTGGCAATAAGCAGCAGTGATATCAGGAATAGTAACAGTTACACCATCTCTGGTATAGGATTTATTGGGAATGCCACTGAGGGCTTTGATAAATTTAACTAGGTTCTCTTCACCTACCATAGCAGGTCTTACACCAGTTCCATCAAACCATTTGAGTCTGTCTGGAATTTTGCCAGCTTTTGCTTCTTCTACTGTTAGCCAAGTAGATTCTCCAAAAGCATTAATCATCTGTACCTTTGTATTATCTCTATTATATTGTATCTGATCTTTTAGAAAATATGATACTGAGGTTTTTACAGACTCTCCATTGGTTAGCTTAGGACTAATCTCAACTAAGAAATTAATTCTAGCAGTTCTAACTCCTGTTTCATCAACACTATAATAAGAAGGCTCTTTTTCTAGTGTTACAGGATTATCAGGAGTGCTATAGATCTTTTCTAGGTCAGCTTTGCTAGGATTAACAGAAAGTACTTTAGCAGGAGCAATACCTATATAGCGTCGTACCACATTAGAAGTTGAAGTTGAGGCACCTTTAGCAATGAGAAGAGATATATTACGTTTCATAATGATTTTATTGAATAATTTATTATATAATAAGGTGTTACTAAAATTTGAGGAATGAATTAGCAGAAATTTCTGCTGTACTTTCTGGAGTTTCAGGTTCTGAACTAGGAATTAAGTCTGCTATATTCAGATAAGATACCTTTTCAATATCAGCAGGTTCCAATTCAGGGTCATTAGGTACTTCCTCTTCTATACCATTAGCTTTTTTGAAAGTGTTTATAGTAGCGTCTAAAGCTGCAATTTTGGCATCTAAATCAGCTAGCTGAGCTTCATAAGAAGCTCTAGTTTCTTCAATTTTAATTTGAAGTTTTTCTTTTCTTGTCAGATAAGGCTTTTTCCCAGCTTCTAATCTTTTGATCTGGGCAGCTACAAATCTATCCATTATTAGGCGTTTTGTTGTACTCTATTCATTAAGAATAGATAATTTTATTTATTATCCTTTATAATACTCATTAGCAGTTTCTACTATATATCCTAAATCATTAGGAACATATAATGAATTAAACATACCATAAGGACTCTTTGCTGAGCTAGTAAATTCATCCTCATTAGTTAGGTATTCTTTAACTACTGTTTTACTAGAGGCATCAAACCTAGATTTACCAATAATAGTAATATCAAATTTACCTTCAGGGGTGACATATTCATCTACCATTTTCCCTGTGGTTTTTAATTTAACATATACTCTATTATCAGGTTTAACTACTTCCTCACCATGAGCTAAGACAATAATATTCTTGGGATTTGGATCTTGATACAAATCTATAGCATCAAATATTCTACCCATAAAGGCTCCGATCTTTTTAGGTGTATCCCAACCACCTTTAAGAGCATTAGCCATATAGTAATCTTGCATTAGATAATTAAAATCATCTATTACTATAGTTTTATATGGGCATTCTGGGCTAGCTAACTGAGTTAAGATAGTTGCTACCACATCAGGATCATTGCTGATAATCCTATTACCTGCAGTTGGTTTTTTATAGTCAGTAACTACATAATCTTTCTGACTCCCTCTCCAAGGTAGAGGTTTACCTAAAACACTTATAACAAAAGTGGTTTTTGGATCTAGTCCTTTATGACCTAGTTCAGGAATACCCTTAATACCGGTAGATTTCCCAAAGCCAGAAGGAGCTAGACCTAAAATTCTAGACATGCTTAAATAGTTTTTTTAATAATCCTCTATTGTGTTGCTTAATGGTTAACAATAGAGATATTTTTGGTTCGGGATGAGAAGCATTGCTTCTAATAAGCTTATAATATTGCTCTAGTGCTTCTTTATTGTCATATTCTGGCAGCTCACTAAAGTAATTTACTGCTCCATCAAAATAAAGAGGACATTCAGCATTACCTCCACCTTCTCTTCCCACCATAAGCTCCATAAATCTGATATTATCCCTGAACTTAGTTATATCATATTTACCATGATCTATTTTGCCATATCTATATGGAGCATATAATCCCAAAGCTAGGTCACAATCCCTTCCAGTTAGTTTATTATCACCAAGACCATCAGTAGTTGGCCTTAATTTATCTAACTTAAAGTTTTCATTGCCCTCTTGGGATGCTTGTTGCTGTTGTACAGCTACGATGGTATATTTGTATTTATTTCTTAGCTGTACAAAATACTTAGATGATAACTTACTCATAGCTGCATGTAGTGTATTACAATCAGCTTCGGTACTGATTAAGCTTAAATGATCTACAATAAGTATTTTATACTCATCTGGGTCATCTGGCTCGTAATAATCATCTACTACAGTAGGAGTAGTTTCCTTAGTGTTATTGTCTATAAAATCTATTGTTTTAGTATGTTGAGTTCCATGATTTTGAGCATATTCTCTAGCAAATTTGAATATACCCGTTGGGTTTCTAATACTATCAATAAATTCTACACACTCTTCAAAGAATTCAAAATAAGGTTTATATTCATCACTAGATAGAATCTCTAATACTTCCTCTGGAATTGGATAACTAGCATTAGTGCTTCTCAAATCTTTAGGAGCTATTCTTATTTTCCCTCTACTTAATATATAAAGCAGATGAGACATAAATTGTCTATATTTTTGCTCCTTTGACATCTCTAGAGTAAAATAAAATATCTTGATTCTTACTTGTTCTCTATGATTAAAAGCATAAAAGAATGGTGTAAATACATACAACCAATCTGTTAGTTGACTTTTGCCAACTTTAGTGTTTGCTGTTACTAATGTATAAGTGCCTTGTTCAATGCCAGGCAATACACTTGAGAATCTTGGTAAATTAAATGGAATGCTGTTGATTAGGCCATTATCAATCCTATGCTTTCTATCAACTAAATCGTTAAAAACTCTATTAAATAATTCCACTTATACCATAGTATGAATCCAATCATCATTGTTAGGAGCTACATCTTCTAGATTTTCAATTGTAGTCAACAATTCTGATTCATTGTTTTTTTCAATAAAGTATGGCAAAATTCTCATCAAAGTCAAATTATCTCCAAAGCTTTCTATATATTTCTTAGTAGCTTCTAGAATAACTTCGTTTGAGAAATGACCATATTTCTTGAAGAAAATTTTAAGCTTCTGTTTCACAAGGCCAGAGTTTCCTCTCCAATACTTAGTAGTATTACTTTTTTTACCTTTTGGAAACAGTTCTGCCATTTGAGAGGCTAAATCATTTAAGGAGTCCTTTTCCTCTTTTGTGAGCTTAATAGATTCTGACAGAATTCCTCTAATAGCTTCAAGGCCAGCTTCAGTAGCAAAATAGGCATTAGCTGCCATATCAGGTTGATAGGTATCACCTATGAAGCCTCTCTCAATAAGTTCATCTATATCCTCTTGGGTATAATTAAACTTACTCATTGCCAACAGAAAAAATTGAGGATGAGTAAGATTATACTTGTCCAGGACCCCTTCATCAATTTGGATTATCATAAGGCAATTTATTTATATACTCAGGATTAATATCTTGAATAGACTTTCTTACATATTCTTCATCCCTTGTATTTTCAAAGTAGAGTATATAGACTTCTGGATGATACTTACTCCTTAATGTACGACCAGTCTTTTGAATAAAAGATCTTTCAATACTATCAAGCTGAATTATAACTCCAGCATCAATATCAACTAAGTTAGCTCCTTCTTGTAACATATTAACTACAAAAAGAGAATTGATCTTTTTACTATTAAAATTATCAATTACCCGTTGAGGATCATCAGTTTTAGAATGTAATACATTCTTTCCTCCTAATATGTTTGCCTGATCTATAGATCCACAAAAGCAAATAAATCTTTTCTTCTGTTCAAAAAGATCTGAAACATACTTATGAGCCATATTAGTCTTAAGAGAAGTAAGGAATCTTTTACGATCAGATCCAGCCCTAAGCCATTGAATTCTATCAAACTCAGACATTGAGTTTTGATATCTCCTTGATAAATAATTCATCTGGCTAGAAAGATACTCATATTTCTCTAGAGGTGTACATCTAATCTCTAAGTGTAAATTAGGATACTTTTTCTTATTGGTTAGGTATCCCCATCTAGCAGGATATTGACAAATACCCAATTGAGTTCTTTTACCCCTACTAAACCAGACAATCTCTGTGCGTTCGAGATCATCTAGTTTCATAGGGATAAGATGTATAGCAGGTTTAGGAATAATGCCCCACTCAATGGCTTGTTCTAAGGTAACTTTGAATTCATAAAATCTACCCCATATTCCTTCTAGTATATCTAAATTATCCCATCCAATAGTGGCTGTTAATGCAATTACATTAGATACTTCTATAGTCCTAAGATAGTCTGCTCTCGTATCAGTAATTCTATGAGCCTCATCTAAGCCTATAAGATCATAGGACTCATTAACATATTTATGCAATGAAGCATAACAGATAATGGTGGTGGATCTCAGTAGATATTCTTTCCTGTGCTTATAATACTCATCTTTCCACCCTTGTATATGAGCAATTTCAGCAACAACGATCAAAGTTTTCTTAGATTTTAAAGCTTCTTGAGCTTGTATAAATCCAAAGGTTTTTCCACACCCTGTACACCATGATAATAATAAATTCTTATAAGACAGGGCTAGTTTTACAGCCTCATCTTGTAAGGCTTGTTTAGTCACTTCAACACATTTTTGACTTTATTGACATACTCTTTGTCCTCAGCATATAAACGCTTTAAAATTAAATAGTAGTCTTCTTCAGATAGATTCCTTGCAAAAGAACTTTGCCACAACGCATAATCTATAGCACTCTCCTGCCAGGTCCTATATACAGCATATCCGTTCCTAACTCCAATAGCTAAAGTAGGTCTGGATTTTGCTAGGGTCATTCCATAGAGATTATTATTCTCTTTGAAGACTTTACTAGTAAAGTTTCCAGTCTCTAAAATAGCCTGGGCTGTTACAACTAGAGGATGCTGTACACGAATCTGGTAGTTAAAGTTTAGAACAGAGTCATACATTGTTTGAGAGAGGTTGTCTTTGTGATGATACAATTCTATATCATCCGTTTTCTCTTCTGTGGAAAGTTCATAGCAACCACTTATTATCCCAAGTAGCCCTATTGTCATAAGAAATATTCCTACTGATAATAGAACTTTCTCTCCTAAATTTTTTACTCTAAACATAATGTATTATTTTTTCTTCTTTAGTTGCCTCTTAAACTCCTGAAGATTTTTATGATCCTTTTTTTGAATCAGAATTTTAAAAATAAAGTTCTTCTCCATCTGAGATTGGTTAAATTTAGGAAATACCTTGGGTTCTCCATCTTTAATAGGGGCAACATATCCTAATCTATGTTGCTTACAAAACTTCAACAAGCTAGGATCATTCTTGATGAAGCTTTCTAAAACTTCCTTTAAGCATTTTTTAGTTCTTACTGTCTCAGTAATAAATGACATTAAATCTTTGGAAGTTTCATCTGGAAAGATTACTTTATCAGCTTCTACCTTAACTATACAAAACATATCAGGTTCTTCACGCACATAAGAATCTGATAGTCTAGTAAGTTTGGAATTTAAAGCACAAAGGTAATTACCTTTCCAGTCTGATAGCTTTTTCATATAATAAAAGGGATTGATTACTTATAAATAAGGAAGGATTTTACCCCTCCCCCTCTTATTGCTGTAGTTAGTTTTATAGTACCCAAGACAGGACTTGAACCTGCACGCATCTCTGCATCAGATCCTAAATCTGACGTGTCTACCTAATTCCACCACTTGGGCTTATATACCTAGATATTCTAGGTATATATTAATCTAATAATACTTACTCTAAGATTCAAGAAGATGTTCAGAATCAGGAATTTCTCTTTTATTGTTTCTGCGGAGTACTTTGTAGTGGAAAAGTACTACATGACCCCCAGCTGTTACGACGTCATCTGCATCTTTCATTCTATATTGGTATAATTTACTTTCTTTATCATACCAAGAGTTACGTATTGAATGATAAGTTACAGGCATGCCAGATCTTTGCAATAACTTAGCAGCACTTTCAAATCCTACCTGTAAATTATGAGGAAATTTCATGATTTCCTGGAAAATTTCCTTCAAAATATTCGGTTGCTTACAAAGATTAGCAAAGTAGCCAGGATTCGGATTTATTATAAAGTTAGAGAAGCCCTTTTCTTTAAGAGTCTTCTCCCAAACAGGATTTCTCCACCTCATATAAGCAGTTGTGGGTGCTGAATCAGGCCAGACTTTTTTAAAGAGGCGGCCCATTCTACCCCTGGAAGAATCATCTTTGTATGTTCTTAGAATTGCTAGAACTTTTTCTTTTCTCTCTTGTGTCCAGTATATTCCCATCTTATGATTTTTTATAAAAGTTTTTCAGTTCTTTTTCTACTAATTCCCACACACCCTTACCTTCCTCAGTATTTGGATATGAGAGAATCCTTCTGATTAGGGAAGGACTATCATTCTTTTCACAGATTTTTTTAAATTCTTCCTCTGAGTTAATAGAAAGTATTTGTTGTTTTTTAATATAGTTCCATACTACTCCCCATAATCCCATCTCTCTCAAACCTTTCTCAAAGAGGGAAGAACTGGATACTACTGATGACTCTGAGGATTGAGATTCTTCTTCACGTTTCTGAGCTTCAGGATATTCTATTTTGGAAATACCAACTTTAGTTGTTGCAGAAATTTCATTTATAGATCCATCTTCATTAAGATAGACTTTAATGGTTTCAAGCTTATATCCATCCTCTGCAGTTTTAACTACTCCTCTATAAGTAAATTTCCAGTGCGTAATCTCCTGACTATCCTCTACTACCTTAGTTAATACTCTCCCACTTGTTAAATGAACCTTTGCAGTGTCTCCTACTTTTATTTTCATATCTCTAAAATTAATAAAATTATGGTTAGTGGTCTCTTCCAGACTCGAACTGGAATTAGAGGTTTAGAAGACCCCTGTTCTATCCCTTGAACTAAGAGACCTTTATAATTAAGGCTTTAACTTAATGTTTCTCCAGGTATTTGTTGTAATCCCTGAACTATCATAGTACATATCCCAAAATCTATAAATCGTTCCGTTTACATTAGAAGAACTGGAGACTTCTGGTGATAGTTCATGAGCTCTTTGATCCCAGTTATATTCATATTCAATTATAGCCTCATTCCAACTAGTAACTCCTATCGAGGTCACTAACCTCCATAGAAAATCCTTGCCAGCATGTTTTCTTAGAAAATCTTGATAAACATCTTCTGCATTCTCAAGTTTTGGTATGTGTGTAGAACATTTTAGAAAGCTGTTTATTTCATTTAAAAGAAAAGAACGTAATCCTAGTCTTCTTATAATGTCCTCAGTTAATTCTTCCTTAGTCATAATATTATCTAGACACAATATATTAAAAAAAGAAAGTGTCTTACGTAAATATAAGACACTTTCTCTGCTTTTTAATCGGTTATGTTGTTAAGTGTAGGAAGTTTCTTGTTGGCAAAAAAGGCCACAAGATTAGTTACCGTCACAACCGCAGCAACTACTCCCCACATGTTATACCCTGTATAAAACAGAGTACCAGCACATCCAATACTAAATAGTATTAGAAGCATCCATAAACCTGCTAAAAAGTTTTTCATAATATATTATTTTAATTAAATAGATTACTTGTGTTTAATTCTTTCTAGCCACTTATCATTTATATTTGACCAAAATGGAATTTCTCCTTTCCCATTCTTACCCCAAAAGAAGGCTACCTCTATGAATATTCCAGGCTTCTCAGAACAGTATGTAACATATTCCTCTAAGCTAAGATGTTGGTCAGCATATAATAATTCCTGAAAGCATATAAAAATATTATTTTCTTTCAGAAATTTGACAACAAAATTAAGATCTATCGACTTCATCACTATAGATATTATCTAATTGATTATAACGAGCTTTCCATCTTTCATCTATATTCTTCCAATTGCTATTCTCATTAGTGTAATATCTAATAGTACCACTAATCCATCTAGCGGGAGCTATTGAGGCAAAGACTCCTCCTTGAGATATGTCTTCAAAAGTAGCTCCATCTATATCAAAAATTTTCCTCTCAAAAGAATATCTTACATTTTCCTCTATAAGAAATTGTATAAAATCCTTAAAAAATCTGTTTCTCCATAATAAAGCAGCCTCAGATAGTATAGGAGGGATATCTTCATAAATAATCTTATGAAACTTTGCTCCTTGCCTCCTTTTAAAGGATTCTCTCAGAAAAATAGAGATGTTTCCCCGATCTAATACATTTGGGAGTGTGG